TGATCTTTGATGAGCTGCACACCCAGCCCAACCGGAAACTCTTTGACGTCATGCTGCAAGGCTCCGGAGATGCCAGGATGCAGCCGCTGTATTTCCTGATCACCACAGCAGGCAACGATACCAACTCTATCTGCTACGAGGTACACCAGAAAGCCATCGACATTGCGGAGGGACGGAAGGTCGATCCTACTTTCTATTCTGTCATTTACGGCGCTGCCGAGGATGAGGACTGGACAGACCCCAAGGTCTGGAAGAAGGCAAACCCCTCCCTCGGTATCACGGTGGGTATTGATAAGGTCAAAGCCGCCTGTGAATCCGCCCAGCAGAACCCCGGTGAGGAAAACGCTTTCCGGCAGTTAAGGCTCAACCAGTGGGTGAAGCAGTCTGTCCGCTGGATGCCGATGGACAAGTGGGACGCCTGCGCGTTCCCGGTTTCCGAGGATGACCTGGAGGGGCGCATCTGCTACGGCGGGCTGGACTTGTCCTCCACTACGGACATCACGGCTTTTGTGCTGGTGTTCCCGCCGCTGGATGAGGAGGGCAAATACTATATCCTGCCATACTTCTGGATACCGGAAGAAACCCTTGACCTCCGTGTTAGGCGCGACCATGTTCCCTATGACCTGTGGGAACGTCAGGGGGTACTGATGACTACCGAGGGTAATGTGGTGCATTACGGCTACATTGAGAAATTCATCGAAAGGCTCGGCGAGAAGTTCAACATCCGGGAGATTGCCTTCGACCGCTGGGGCGCTGTGCAGATGGTGCAGAACCTGGAAGGCATGGGTTTCACGGTGGTTCCCTTCGGGCAGGGCTTTAAGGATATGTCCCCGCCGACAAAGGAACTGATGAAGCTGGTGCTGGAGGAGAAAATCGCCCACGGCGGCCACCCGGTGCTGCGGTGGATGATGGACAACATCTTCATCCGCACCGACCCGGCCGGCAACATCAAGGCAGACAAAGAAAAATCCACAGAGAAAATTGACGGGGCGATTGCCACCATCATGGCTTTGGATAGAGCCATTCGATGCGGCAACGAGAATGGTGCTTCAGTCTACGACGACCGGGGCATTTTGTTTATCTGAAAGGAGTGAAAACATGGGTATATTCAGCGGCTTTTTCAAATCTCGTGATAAACCCCAAAACAGTACCGCTGGCAGCGGTTATCGCTTCTACCTGGGCGGAACAACTTCCGGGAAAGCCGTGACAGAGCGATCTGCCATGCAGATGACAGCGGTATATTCCTGTGTGCGTATCCTTGCCGAAGCAGTGGCTGGGCTGCCGCTCCACCTCTATCGATATAAGGAGGACGGCGGCAAGGAAAAGGCTCTCGACCATCCGCTGTATCTGCTGCTTCATGATGAGCCAAACCCGGAGATGAGTTCCTTTGTGTTCCGGGAAACCCTCATGACACATCTGCTGCTTTGGGGAAATGCCTATGCCCAAATCATCCGAAACGGCAAAAATGAAGTTGTGGCTCTGTATCCACTGATGCCCAACAAAATGACTGTAGACCGCGACACCAACGGACATCTTTACTACTCCTACAATCGCGGGAACGATGAGGCCATCCGGGACAAACAGTCCACAGTTATTCTTCGCCCTTCCGACGTTTTGCATATTCCGGGTCTTGGCTTTGACGGGCTGGTGGGATATTCACCCATCGCTATGGCGAAGAACGCCATCGGCATGGCGATTGCCTGTGAGGAGTACGGTGCCAAGTTCTTTGCCAACGGTGCAGCACCCGGCGGCGTTCTGGAGCACCCAGGTACTTTGAAAGACCCGCAGCGAATCCGGGAAAGCTGGCAGTCTACTTATGGCGGCACCAGTAATGCCCATCGGATTGCCGTTTTGGAAGAAGGTATGAAGTACACGCCGATTGGCATCTCCCCGGAGCAGGCACAATTTCTGGAAACACGAAAATTCCAAATCAATGAAATTGCTCGAATCTTCCGAGTGCCTCCCCATATGGTGGGTGACCTGGAAAAGTCGAGCTTTTCTAATATTGAGCAGCAGTCTTTGGAGTTTGTGAAATACACCCTTGACCCCTGGGTGATCCGCTGGGAGCAGTCCATCATGCGGACTCTTATTTCCCAAGAGGAAAAGTCACAGTATTTTGTCAAATTCAATCTGGAAGGCCTGCTTCGCGGCGATTATCAGAGCCGCATGAATGGGTATGCCATCGGTCGACAGAACGGCTGGATGTCCGCAAACGACATCCGCGAACTGGAAAATCTCGACCGTATTCCTGCTGAGGAGGGCGGCGACCTGTACCTTATCAACGGCAATATGCTCCCGCTTAAGGATGCCGGAGCTTTTGCAGATACAGAAGTAAGCGATGACGGAAAGGAGGAAAATGCCGATGAAGAAGTTCTGGAAGTGGAAGAACAGGATGGTGACCAATCAGGAGAATCAGATGACAACGGAGGAACGGACACTGTTTCTAAACGGAACAATCGCAGAAGAAAGCTGGTTTGACGATGACATTACGCCCCAGCTTTTTAAGGACGAACTGATGTCCGGCAGCGGAGATATCACCGTGTGGATCAACTCTCCCGGCGGCGACTGTGTGGCTGCAGCCCAAATCTACAATATGCTCATGGACTACAAGGGAAATGTGACCGTGAAAATCGATGGCATTGCGGCTTCCGCTGCATCCGTCATTGCTATGGCGGGAACCAAGGTTTTGATGTCCCCAGTGTCCATGCTCATGATCCACAACCCCATGACGGTGGCTATGGGTGACACAGCCGAAATGCAGAAAGCTATCGAGATGCTGGCAAGCGTGAAGGAATCCATCATCAACGCCTATGAAATCAAAACCGGCCTGTCCCGCGCCAAACTGTCCCACCTGATGGATGCTGAAACCTGGATGGATGCGACAAAAGCTATGGAGCTGGGGTTTGCTGATGAGATCATGACTCGCAGCGATGCTTTCGAGGATGTGGAGCCGCCTGTGGTTTCCATGCTGTATTCCAAAGCCAATGTAATCGACTCCCTGATGGATAAGATCGCAGCTAAATGCGCTATCCCTCACAATCCTGATGTTCAGGAGACCACCGGCCGCTCTGTTGACGAACTCAAAGCGGCTCTGAACGCAATCAAAAACTTTATGTAACGGAGGTAATTCTATTATGACTATTGTTGAAATGCGCGATAAGCGCGCCAAGCTGTGGGCTACCATGCAGGGATTCCTGGATACCCACCGCACTGCAAAAGGTGTTCTCACCGCCGAGGACGACAACACCTACAACAACATGGAAAAGGAACTGAACGATCTGACCAATGAAATCCGCCGAATGGAACGCAGAGACGCCATTGAAGCGGAACTGAAAAAGCCCGTGGGTCAGCCCCTCACCGAAAAGCCCCAGAACGCTCCCAAGGACAAACCTGGCAGAGCTTCCAACGCATACCGTGAGGACTTTGGTCTGCATCTGCGCGGCAAGCAGCTTATTCACAATGTCCTCAGTACAGGTGTAGACGCAGACGGCGGCTACCTTGTACCGGAGGAGTTCGAGACCACGATTGTCACCGCACTGGATGAAGCCAATGTGATCCGTTCTCTGGCGAAGGTAATCACTACCAGTGCTGAGCGCAAGATTCCCATTGCTGCAACCCATTCTGTGGCTCAGTGGACAGCGGAAAACGCTGCCTACACGGAGAGCAATCCCGCCTTTGCCCAGAAGCAGATCGACGCCTACAAGCTCACCGACCTGGTGAAGGTCAGCACCGAACTGCTCCAGGACAGCGCATTCGACCTGGAATCCTACATTGCCCAGGAGTTTGCCCGTGCTTTTGGTATTGCTGAGGAGCAGGCATTCTGCGTCGGCACCGGCACCGGTCAGCCTACCGGTATCTTTACCGAAAGCGGTGGTGAGGTTGGTGTCACTGCCGGAAGTGCAACCGCCATTTCGGTGGATAATCTGATCGAACTGGTCTACGCGCTGAAATCCCCCTACCGCAGAAACGCCAAGTTCCTGATGAATGACGCGACCATTTCCCTGATCCGCAAGCTGAAGGACCAAAACGGCGCATACCTGTGGCAGCCCTCTGTCCAGGCAGGACAGCCGGACCGTCTGCTGGGTTATGAGATTTACACCAGCCCCTATGTGCCGACCGTTGAAGCCAGCGCGCTGACCATTGCTTTTGGTGACTTCAACAACTACTGGATCGCCGATCGCTCCGGCAGAACGGTTCAGCGCTTGAACGAGCTCTATGCCGGAAACGGTCAGGTCGGCTTCATCGCAACTGAGCGCGTAGACGGTAAGGTGATCCTTTCGGAAGGCATCAAGCTGCTGAAAATGGGTGCTTAATAAGGAGGCAGCGGTCATGGAGGAACTGCTCCAAAAGGTAAAACAGAATCTGATTCTTTCCCATGCGGCGGACGATGAGCTCTTGAAAGCATACATCACCGCCGCTGTTTCGTATGCGGAAAGCTATCAGCATTTGGAGAAAGATTACTACCAGGCAAACCCCATGCCGCCCACCACCGAACAAGCTGTCATCATGCTGTCGTCCCATTTCTATGAATCCAGGGACGGCAGCACTGGCGGCTTTTTTGCTGATAATGTCCAGGCCGGGCAGCAGGTCTGGAACACGGTCAACCTTCTGCTCCGGCTGGATCGGAGGTGGCAGATATGAGTTTTGGTAAAATGAATGGCTTTGCAGAACTCATTGCCACCAAAAATGTAAAGGACAGCGAGGGCTTCTCTACTACCGTAGACGAAGTCCTCGCTTCTATCCGTGTGTATCGGGAAGGTCGGCATGGCAGTCAAAGATGGGCAAATCTTGCCGCATTTTCTGAGGCAACCGACCTATTCCGCTTCCGCTGCATTCCCGGAGTTGAGATTAAGACGGATCAAATTCTCATTTCAGACGGAGACTGCTTTGAGATCATCTCCGTTGAGGATGTGAAGGGCCGTGGAATGTACATGGAGGTGTTGGCAAAAAAGGTGGTGGCAAAGGGTGGCTAAGGTACAAATGATGATGCCGGAAGACTTTCTCGTCAAACTCTCTTCCCTTGGAAAAAAGAGTGATGAAATATGTGAGAAAGTTCTGGAAGCTGGCGGCGAAATCGTTCTGGAAAAGACAAAAAGCAACCTCGCTTCAGTTATCGGTTCCGGTACAAAGTACGATTCCCGCTCCACGGGTGAACTGGAACGCTCCCTGGGGCTGTCCTCTGTCAGGATGGACAAAGACGGCAACCACAACATAAAAGTCGGTTTTGCGGAGCCAAGAAGTGACGGAGACAGCAATGCAAAGATCGCAAACATTCTGGAATACGGCAAACACGGTCAGCCTGCTAAACCTTTTTTGAAGCCAGCCAAAACGGCGTCAAAAGCTGCCTGTGAGACAGCCATGAAGCAGAAGTTTCAACAGGAGGTGGATAAGCTGTGAGCCTGCTATCTGATTTGACAAACCTGGTTGAAACGCTGGATATTCCGGTGGAGACCGGGGTGTTTTCTGATACCGCACCGGACAGGTACCTGGTACTCGTACCGCTTTCCGATACCTTCGATATCCATGCGGATAATTCTCCGGGTATCGATGTCCAGGAGGTGCGTATCTCCCTATACACGAAGGGCAGCTACACCAAAGAGAAGAACGCTCTTATAAAGCTGCTGCTCTCTCACGACTTTACCGTAACAGGCCGAAGCTATATCGGCTATGAAACGGAAACCGGCTATCACCACTACAATGTGGATGTAGCTCATTATTACGAAATGGAGGATTGATTATGGCTACGATTGGCCTTGATAAGCTCTTCTACTCCAAAATCACAGAGAGTGAAAACGGTGATGAAACCTACGAAACCCCTGCACAGCTGGCAAAAGCCATGACCGCCGAACTTTCGGTGGAACTGGCAGAGGCTACACTGTATGCGGATGACGGAGCGGCGGAGATTGTAAAGGAATTCAAATCCGGCACCCTTTCCCTGGGTGTGGATGATATCGGTGCAACTGCAGCATCGGATTTGACGGGTGCGGTCATCGATGAAAATGGTGTCGTGATTTCCACCAGCGAGGATGGCGGTGCTCCCGTTGCGGTTGGCTTCCGAGCAAAGAAATCCAACGGCAAGTATCGCTACTTCTGGCTTTACCGAGTGAAGTTCGGAATCCCGGCTACGAACCTCACCACAAAGGGCGACAGCATCACCTTTTCCACTCCCACCATCGAGGGGACGATTCTGCGCAGGAACAAGGTGGACGCCCAGGGCAAGCACCCCTGGAAGGCAGAGGTCACCGAGGGCGACAAGGGTGTATCCACCGACACCATCACGAACTGGTACAAGCAGGTGTACGAGCCGTCTTATGCGGCACTGCCTGCAGCAGATTAAGGAGGACTAACAGATGGAACAGGAACGCTCAGCAAATATTCTGATTGGCGGTGAGGAGTACACTTTACTGCTCACTACCAAAGCCACAAAGGAAATCGCCGGACGGTATGGCGGTCTTGAAAACCTGGGTGAAAAGCTGATGAAATCCGAGAACTTTGAAATGGCGATCGGAGAAATCGTGTGGCTGATCACCCTCCTGGCAAACCAGTCTATCCTTGTGTATAACCTGAAAAACAAGGAGAATCCCAAGGATCTGCTCACCGAGGAAATGGTGGAGCTTCTCACTGCCCCTGCAGATTTGGCGGGCTACAAAACCGCCATCACCGAGGCTCTGTATAAGGGCACCAAGCGTAACATCGAAAGTGAGACCGATACAAAAAACGCACAAGTCGGGTAACAGACGAGGAACTGTTTACCCGGCTTCTTTATTACGGCATCGCTCACCTGCATCTTTCCATGGATGAGGTGTGGCTGATGCCGTTTGGTTTGCTCTTGGATTTGTGGGAGTGCCACAAGCAGTGGAACGGCCAAGCAAAGCCCAAGTGTGAGCACTTTATTGACGATATCATCCCGGATGGGATTTAAGGAGGAGGTGGTCATTTGGCGGATAATTTCGGTCTGAAAATCGGACTTGAGGGCGAAAAGGAGTTCAAAAAAGCCCTGTCCGAAATCAACCAGTCCTTTAAGGTGCTGGGTTCTGAAATGAAGCTGGTTTCCTCCCAGTTCGACAAAAACGACTCCTCCGTTCAGGCACTCACGGCAAGAAACACTGTTCTGAACAAAGAAATCGAAGCCCAGAAGCAGAAGATTGAAACCCTTCGTTCGGCTCTCGACAACGCTTCCGCTTCCTTTGGAGAAAATGACCGCCGCACACAAAACTGGCAGATTCAGCTGAACAATGCCGAAGCCGCTCTTAACGATATGGAGCGGGAACTAAAACAGAATCAGGATGCCATTGACGCAGCCGGTGATGAATTTCAGGATGCCGGAAAACAGGCGGACGGTTTCGGTGATGAGGTGAAAGGTGCGGCAGATGATGCCGACAAGTCCTCCGGCAAACTGGAAAAGGTCGGCTCTGTCATGAAGGGTGTGGCAGTTACCATCGGTGCTGCCGTTGCCGCTGCCGGAGCTGCGCTGGTGGGGCTGACAAATAGTTTCCTCGACCTTGCCGAATCTACCCGTGAATACCGGGAGGATCAGGCGAAGCTGGATGCCGCCTTCCTCACCGCAGGCTTTACCGCTGAACAGGCCGGTGAAGCCTACACCGGATTTTACTCCATTTTGGGTGAAGAAGACCGAAGTGTGGAGGCAGTCAACCATCTGGCAAAACTGTGCTCTACCGAAGAAGAACTGACACGATGGACGGACATAGCTGCCGGTGTCTGGGCAACCTTTGGTGACAGCTTGCCGATTGAGGGTCTTACTGAAGCCGCCAATGAAACAGCGAAAACCGGACAGCTGACGGGTGTCCTGGCAGATGCGCTCAATTGGGCGGGAGTCAATGAAGAGGATTTCCAGTCTGCCCTGGACGGCTGTAACACCGAGCAGGAACGGGCGGCACTGATTACCGATACTTTAAACGGTCTGTATCAGGAAGCCGCCGAGAATTACAAGGAACTCAATGGCGATGTGATGGACGCACAGCGGGCGCAGGCTTTGCTTACCGATGCCTATGCCCAGCTTGGTGCTGTTGCAGAACCCATTATGACCACCTTGAAAACAATGGCGGCGGATGTGCTTACCGCCATGCTTCCCTTTGTCTCTCTGATGGGTGAAGGGCTGCAAGGAGTTTTGAACGGGACCGCCGGGGCTGCAGAAACCTTTGCAGAAGGTGTTTCCGGTTTGGTGGAAGTTTTGATGGAAAAGCTGTCCACCATTCTTCCTATGCTTGGTGAGGCACTGCTCGCCAGCCTTCCGGTTCTTCTGGAGGTTGGCATCAGCATTATTACCACCCTGCTTACCGGAATTACCGAAGCCTTGCCGGAACTGGCTGCCGCAGCCTTGTCCATCATTATGCAGCTGGTAAACAGCCTCATTGAACTGCTCCCGCAAATTCTGCAGGCGGCTGCACAGGTGATTGCTACCCTGGCCACGGGTATTGCAACAGCACTTCCCACATTGATTCCCACCCTGGTGCAGGTGGTCATTCAAATCGTACAGACCTTGATTGAGAACCTGCCTTTAATTTTGGACGCAGCTCTTCAGCTGATCACGGGATTGGCACAGGGGATCTTGAACGCACTGCCCGTGTTGATTGCGGCTCTGCCCGAAATCATCAACGGCATCGTGACCTTTTTATTGGATTCCATTCCGCAGATCATTGAAACCGGTATCCAGCTGTTGACCTCTTTGGTGGCGGCTTTACCGGATATCATTACTGCCATCGTGGAAGCGATCCCCCAGATTATTGACGGGATCATCAACGCTGTTTTGGATGCTATCCCGCTGATTATCCAGGCGGGCATTGATTTGCTGATCTCCCTTATCCAGGCATTGCCGCAAATCATCACAACCATCGTGCAGGCAATCCCGCAGATTATCTCCGGTATCGTAAACGCTGTCATCGGGAACATCGATAAGATCATTATGGCCGGTGTTCAGCTGTTCGTTTCACTCATTGAAAATCTCCCCACCATCATCGTGGAGATCGTGAAAGCCGTACCTCAAATCATCACTGGGATTGTAAAGGCGTTCGGTTCTCTTATGTACAAAATAGTGGAGATCGGCGGCAACATTGTCAAAGGTCTGTGGGACGGTATTACCGGTCTTGCTTCCTGGCTTTGGGACAAGGTATCCGGCTGGATTTCAGACATTTGGGATGGTATCTGCAGCTTCTTTGGCATCAACTCGCCTTCCAAAGAAATGGCCTGGGTTGGTGAAATGCTGGTGAAGGGTCTTGCCGGTTCCATCGACGACAAGGGTGATGAGGCGGTGAAAGCTGCAGAGGGCATGGCAAAAGATATCGACGGTGTGATGACCGACCTTGCCCACGATATGCAGACCGCTCTGCCTACGGACTTTGATGTGAGCGGCAATATCCGCTCTTCCGTCGGCGGCATTCCCGGCGGCACAGCCTCTGGGCTTTCCCTTGTGCTCAACATTACAAACTTTAACAATTACTCTACGGAGGACATCCGGCAGCTGACCAATGAGGTCATGGAAACTGCCAGCCAATTTGCGATGCGGAAAGGAGTGGTATTTGCATGACTTTTTTCACCTATAACGGGATTAGTTCTGCTGATTTCGGTCTGCATATTGAGAGCAAGAATATCTTTTCCGCACCGGAATATGACATCTCTTTTCAGTCTATTCCCGGTAGAAGCGGTGATTTGATTGTTTCCAATAACCGCTTTGCCAATGTGAAGGTGACCTACACCGTTTTTGTGAGACGGAATACAGTCGAGGATTTATCTGACCTACTTCGTGCCGTAAAAGGCTGGCTCTACACAGAGCCGGATCGGTATCATGAGATTGCCGACTCCTACGATTCGCTGTATCTGCGGTATGGGGTGATCGGCGGCTCTCTGGATATTGAGGATCAGCTGAATAAAGTCGGCTGCTTTACGGTCACCTTCAACTGCAAGCCGTACCGGTACAAAAAGGACGGACTTCTGGAAACCCCGGTGACAAGCGGCAGCAGTCTTTTTAACCCGGAAGCCTTTTCCGCAAAGCCGCTTATCACTCTTACGGGGAACGGTGACTTTATGCTGACGCTTCAAAACGGCGGGTATAACCGTTCTTGGCAGTTCAAAGGCATCGAAAGCGGTATAACCTGCGACAGTGAGCAGATGAATTTCTACTTCGGAACACAGCTTCTGAATGAGAAGGTAACGGGTGAAGACTTTCCGCTGCTTCCGCCCGGAGAAACCGTCCTGACAGTATCCGGGGATACTGCGGTTACCGTTCAGCCAAGGTGGTGCTGCTTATGATTCCTGTTCTATACCCAGCAAACAGCACCAGCTTCACCACCTTTGGATTGGGTACGCTCACGGATACGATTTCTTGTGAGGTCACAGAGGAGCGAAACGGTGTATTTGAATGCATACTCAAATATCCCATTACTGGTCAGCATTACAAGCTGATTGCAAAAGAGCGGATTATTAAGGCTAAACCCAACGATACAGGAGAGCCGCAAGCGTTCCGTATCTACCGGATGACCAAGCCGCTGAACGGTGTAGTGACGGTATATGGCCAGCACATTTCCTATGACCTTGCCAATGTCCCTGTCATGCCGTTCTGGGTGGAAAGCCGTTCTCCGGCACTGCTTTTGAATCAGATCCTTGCCGGGGACAGCCGTTTTACGGGTTGGACGGACTACTCGGAGGCAAAAGAGTTCTCCGTCACAACCCCCAAGAGCGTCCGAGCCTGTCTGGGTGGTACGGAAGATTCCATGCTCTCTAAATGGCACGGTGAGTTTGAATGGGACAACTTTACGGTAAAGTTCCATTCCCATCGCGGTGAAAAGACCGGTGTTGTCATTGAATATGGCAAAAATCTCACCTCGCTGGAACAGGACGAGGATAACAGCGGCGTATATACACAGCTTCTTCCTTACGCCGTATATACACAGGAGGGCTCGGAAACAGAGACGGTTGTCACGCTCACGGAACAGACTCTGCCCATCGTATCCGAGGAGATGGTGCGAAGCAAAACGCTCATTCTTGACCTGACAGACAGGTTTGAGAGCGGCACTGACATCACCGAGGATGCTTTGCGGGCGGCTGCAAACGACTACATCAAAGCAAATCCTCTGGGTGCAACCATTCCCACTGTCAAAGTGGCCTTTGAACCCCTATGGAAACAGCCGGAGTATTCGGCGCTCCTGGAGCGTGTGCGTCTCTGCGACTCTGTCACTATCCGGCACACCGCCCTTGGGGTGAATTTGTCTGCAACAGTGATCGAAACCGTGTATGACTCCCTTGCAGAGCGGTATGTGAGCATTACCCTGGGAAACGAAAAATCCAGTATGATTACCACGCTCTCTGAGGTGCAGTCCTCTGTCGGGAAAGTAGAGTCAGCGGTTGACCGGTTTCCGAAACTCCTGCAGACAGCCATCAGCAGCGCCACCTCTCTGATCACCGGTCAGACCGGCGGCTATGTGGTGCTGCACGGGGACGAAACCGGGAGACCTTATGAACTCCTTATTTTGGACGCACCTACGATCCAAGACGCTGTCAATGTCTGGCGGTGGAATGTGAACGGGTTAGGCTTTTCCAGGAACGGTTACAACGGTCCGTACGAAACTGCCATTACTGCCGATGGGCAGATTGTGGCAGACTTTATCACTTCCGGTTCGCTGATTGCAAACATCATCAAGGCGGGTGTCATTCAATCACAGGACGGCTCATCCTATTGGGACTTGGAGACGGGCGAAGTCGTACTGCGAGCCTATGCCACAAACAAGCAGGTCACGGAAGTCAGCGACCGCATTTCAGTGATTGAAGAACAGAAAATGCTCCGGCTGGTGATTAACTCATCCAACGGGAACATTTTCAAAAACAACAATATCCAAACCACGCTTTATGCCACGGTTTTCTCATGGGACGAAAATATCACAGACACCCTTGACGACAACCAATTCATATGGACAAGGGTGTCTGATGATACCGAGGCCGACAAGTTGTGGAACAGCTCGCATTTCGGCGGAACAAAGTCTATCGAAATTACATCCGATGATGTCAAGGTTAGAGCAACCTTCTTCTGCGACCTCATCGACACAGCTACAAGAAACAGCCTGCTTGGCTGAATTGAAGGAGGAATTTTCATGAGCAAAGCACAAGGTCAATTTACAATCATCGATTATAATGATGCACTTACCCTAACCGGATATATCGGCTCGAATCTTGCAAAGACACAGATGTATAACCCTGACAACGACAGCTATTCGCCGGACTGGACTTCGAAAAATCTTGTCTTGACTCCGAGCCTCTATGTCATCGGTACAACCACCGACCAGATCACGTCCTCGGCGGTAACCTCTGTAAAATGGTATATCGGCAGTTCCACAACTGCAATCACTTCTTCCGGCAGTTATGCCCTAAGTGGTGCGAAGAGTCATATTTTGACCGTTAAGGGAAATGTAATGGCAGGCCTGCCCGGTATCGATTACCGCTGTGTCGTCACTTATAAGGACGCATCCACGGGCCTGTCAATTACGCATCCGCTGACGATCAGCTTCTCACGCGTGGTAAATGGAAGCGGCATTGTCGACCTGCTCGTCACCACGCCAAGCGGAAATGTGTTCAAGAATTCTGAGGTTGCATCGCTTACGGCAAAGGCGGAACTGTGGCGCGGATCTACGGTTGATACAACTAAAGTATCCTACAAATGGGCGGCTATGGACGCATCCGTCACATCGATCGCCTCCACAGGTTATGATGCTGATTTCGGTATTGGCTGGCGGAAGCTGTCTGATGCCACAGGCAGATATACCGGAACCTCCTCCAATACCATCACAATCTACGCCGCCGCAGTGGACAGTTATGCCGTGTTCAAATGCTGTGCGCAGGATACAGATTCCGCTTCTGCTTCTTACAACACAAAGTTTTTTGATGTTGCAACCTTCATTGACAACTCCGACCCGCTTCAGATTATTGTCACTTCCACAGGCGGTGATGTGTTTAAAAACGGCCAAGGCTCAACAGTGCTGACCGCCGTATGCTATCAGGCCGGCGCAGAGGTAGATGCGGCAGGCGGCGGTACCTATACCTGGACGAAATACAATAAGGATGGCGCTGTCGACACCTCCTGGGGCACAAACGGTTCCAAGAGCGGCAAGACTCTGTCTGTGTCCAGTGCGGATGTGGACACAAAAGCAACCTTTATGGTCGTTGTAACGCTCTGAGGGGGTGATGAGATGATCGCATCCGCTCAATTTACCATCATCAGCATCTGCGATGTGGTCACCTCGGCATCTCCGCCTGAAAATCCGTATGAAGGCCAGCTTTGGGTGGATACCTCGGTGTCTCCGCCGGAGACAAAAATATGGAACGGAAACGCCTGGGTGGTGCAGAATGACATTGAAACGATCCGCACCACCATTTCCATCCTCACGCAGAAAGATGCGCAGTTTCAGCAAACCATCGAGGGTTTAAACAGCTATGTGGCAAGCCTTACCGAAACAGTAGAAACGGTTTCAAGCGATCAGGGCGTTCTGGAGGAACGTGTGCTGAACTCCGAAAGCAAGCTCTCACAGCTTGAGCATACGGTGGACGGGCTTTCACTCACCATGCAGGAACAGTACATCGGCGGCATCAATTATGTGCAGAATTCCTCAGGCCTAAACGGCATATCGGATGACTGGAGCTATTCAGGAACGGTGCGGACAGACACCTCCACCGACACGCAGAACAACACCATTTCTGATTCCTGCTTTGTGCTTGGAGCATATTCCTCGCTGTCGCAGTATATCCGTGGCGTTGTTCCCGGCGCATATACCGTTTCTGTTCGGGTAAAAAAGACCTCGGCCATGTCCGGCTACTTCTATGTGACCTACAACGGGAACAAAACGAAATATCTCTTCAGCAAGAGCACCTCTTTTGACTGGACGGACTTCACGGCCACGATCACCGATGTGACCGACCCTACGCTTCGCATCTACTGTTACAGCCGCGACGCATCCGTTTATCTGGCCGACATCATGGTAACCGAAGGGGCGATCCCTCGCAAATGGACGCCTGCTCCCAACGAGATCTATACGCAGGAGGTCAAGATAGACAAGCGGGGCATCGAGGTGTCAAACTCGGCATCTTCACAGCGGACGGTCATCACGAATACGGAATTTGCCGGCTATTACAATGACGAGGTGATCTTTACCCTCAACAAGGATGAAACACAGACCAAGAAAACCACAGTGGACGGCGAGCTGACTGTGGGAAAAACAAAGTTCGTCCCTTTGGCCACTGCGTCAGAGGGATTAAACATCGTAATTTTGGATTAAGGAGGCGGTTTTATGGCGTTAAGCGGCTCATTCAGCAAGTATCCGGTCAGCAAATTCGGGCTTTACTGTGAGTGGAGCGGAAGCCAGAGCATAACAGGCAATTATACCGATGTTACGCTGAAGGTCTATTTACAGTTTTACACACTGTCGGTAGGTTCAAGAAGCGACTCTAAGATTTCCATCAACGGGACGAGCGAGACCTATACCACACCGGCAATCAATGACATGAGTTCCACAAGCTGGCACAAAGTGCTGTTAAAAACAAAGACCGTCCGTGTCAGCCACAATTCAGACGGTACCAAAACGGGCGTTGCGCTGTCAGCATCATGGAGATTTTCCGGCACGTATTCAGGCGTATCCGTCGGAACGATTACAGCTTCCACTACGGTTAATCTTGATAAAATCGACCGAAGCACCCCGACGGTTGCCTTCAGCACAAGCGGCGTCACAGCAAGCGGATTTAAGATTTCAGCCACTTCATCGAGCACTGCGGATATATGGCAGTACAGCCTAAACGGAGGCTCCTCCTGGACAACCTTTTCCAATACGGCCTCTACCAGCGCCAGCGTCACAGTATCTTCGCTTTCTCCGAACACAAGCTACACCGTTAAGGTTCGGGCGAGAAAAAAGTCAAACCAGGTTTACGGCACATCCGGCAGCGCGACGGTTAAAACCCTTGGCGGAGCCGTAGTAAACAGCGTAAGCACCGTAACAGCAGATAATGCGACAGTGACAGTTTCTATCAATGCTACGGTGTATGAGGCTTCCTACTCGTACACGCTTGCAATTAAAAACGGCAGTTCAACCTATCTGACCATTTCAGGACTTTCCTGGACAAAAGGAACCGCCACCCGCACGGTTACGCTTACGGCGGCACAGCGCACAACGCTTTTGAATGCGATGGCATCCATCAAATCCTTTACGGGAACTTTTGCCGTCACAACTTACAGCGGTTCAACGCAGATCGGCAGTACATCGAGCAAAACGGCAGTGATACAGACAACATCTGCAAATTCTGCGCCGACTCTTTCCGGATTTACCTTGGAGGACAGCTACAGCACCACTGCAAATATTACAGGCAACAACCAGCTCTTTATTCAGGGCTATTCGACTTTAAAGGTAACGCCAGGAACGGCGACGGCAAAAAACGGAGCTTCCATCTCAAACTATACTGCATCCTGCAATGGATTGTCAGCGTCCAGCAGTTCCGGTGCGGCAATCACGGTCGGTAAGATTGAAAAGTCCGGCAGCGTGTCTGTTACGCTTACTGTTACAGATTCCCGCGGGTACACTTCAAGCGTTACAAAGAATGTCACGGTGATAGCATATGCAAAGCCTAAAATCTCATCAGTTACTTTGCGGCGCACGAACGAGATTGAAGCGGAAATGCAGCTTAAGTTCAACGGCTCCATCTCAGCTGTTACCGTTGACGGAACACAGAAAAACAGTGTGCAGTATGTTCGGTATCGGTATAAGAAAACCAGTGCTGCCTCATATGGCAGCTATACCAGCATCCTGTCGTCAACGACCAGGAGCGGCACTTCCTTCAGTTTCTCCAATCTGGAACTGTGCAGCCTGGATGCAGGATATTCCTACGATTTTCATCTGCAGATACAGGACAGGCTGTACTCGCAGAGTTCTTTGGATCTGTATTTCGTCATACCGCAGGGGACGCCGCTTGTAGCCCTGCGAAAGAAGAAGGTGGGCATTAACAAACCAACGCCAAGCCAAACGCTGGATGTGGGAGGAAACATTTCCGCAGACGGGCTGATCCTGATGAGCGGCTACAATATCATGGGGCTGGTGCAGGCGTCCATTCCTGATGATACTGATTTAAACACGATTACCACACCGGGAATTTATTTCAGGCGAAATGTGGCGGATACATCACTGCACTATCCAAGCACCTCTTGGGGAATGCTCGAGGTGTTTTCATGCTCTTCAAACCTGGTCATACAGCGTTACACCCACCGTGATAATCCATACACGACATATATTCGCTCAAAGGTAAACGCAAACTGGCAGGCCTGGGTGAAAAAATCTTAACGCTTCGGAATCAAGGTGCTCACTGTGAGCGCCTTTTTTCATACACAAAATCATTTATGAAGGAGGACAAAACTATGAGATCTATCTGGACCGGCATTCAGATTGCCTTTTCTGCCATTGGCGGCTTTATCGGCTGGTTTTTGGGCGGATTTGACGGCTTTCTGTATGCTCTGATCGCCTTTGCGGTGATCGACTACATCACCGGCGTGATGTGCGCCATTTCCGACAAAAAACTCTCAAGCGAAGTGGGCTTCAAAGGCATCTGCCGCAAGGTGCTCATCTTTGTACTTGTAGGCATCGGCAACCTGGTGGATGTGTATGTGCTTGGTGAAGCGGGAGTCCTGCGCACTGCAGTGATCTTCTTCTATCTTTCCAACGAGGGCGTATCCCTTTTGGAAAACTCCGCACATCTGGGTCTGCCTATTCCACAAAAGCTGAAATCCGTTCTGGAACAGCTTCACAACCGCAATGAAAAGGAGGAAAAATAATTATGGGATACACAAACAGTTCACTGGTATCTTACACGAAACTCAGCCCCAATCACTCCGGGCAGCGGACGCACAGCATTGACCGCATTACGCCGCACTGCGTGGTGGGACAATGCTCGGTGGAGACGCTGGGAAACATATTTCTGCCGGCTTCCAGACAGGCAAGCTCCAATTACGGCGTCGGCGTGGACGGCCGTGTGGGAATGTATGTGGAGGAGAAGAACCGTTCCTGGTGTTCTTCATCAAACGCCAACGACCAGAGAGCAGTCACAATTGAATGTGCCTCTGACACCAAATCGCCATATGCGTTTAAGGATGTGGTTTATCAGACGCTCATCAAGCTGTGCGTTGATATCTGCAAAAGAAACGGCAAGAAAAAACTGCTGTGGCTTGGAGATAAGACGAAAACGCTGAACTATTCGCCGAAGGCCGATGAAATGGTGCTGACGGTTCACAGGTGGTTTGCCAATAAATCCTGCCCCGGCGACTGGCTGTATGCAAGGCTTGGCGACCTTGCTTCAAAGGTCACAGCATCTCTTGCAGTTTCTTCAAAGCCTGCCGCATCCACCGGGAAGGTTAAAGCGGGAGACCTCGTCGCCATTACAGGCGGCACCTACTACGGCGGCAAGGCAATTCCCGCCTGGGTGAAAAAGCTCAAATGGTATGTGCTTGAGGTCAGCGGTGACCGTGCAGTTATCAACAAGGACGAATCCGGCAAATACGCTATTATGTCTCCTGTTAAAGTATCGGATCTTGCTGTCGCAGGAGAAAAGCCCGCATCGACATATCGCACACATACGGTTGTTAAAGGAGACACCCTTTGGGATATCGCAGAGAGGTATCTGGGGAAAGGGAGTCGATACTCGGAGATCAAAACGCTGAACGGATTAACCTCCAATGTGATTTACAGTGGTCAAAAACTGAAAATCCCGAACTGATCACGAAGCCCATCGAGCCGCCAAGGTTCGGTGGGCTTATTTTTTTGTTTTATTCGGCCGAAATGCGATCTCCTGTCCAGATGGGTTAGTGAGGAAACCCCTCAGACTGGAGGATAATATGAAATACGAAAAATCTGTTTTATCTGCCGATACTCTCAACGACCAAATTTGTCCCAGTTTCAAGCTGATTCAACAGTCCGAGTTACAGCAGGATTTTGACTATTTTCGGGCGCAGATGGTTGCACAAGCGCTGTTTGACCGCAAACTGATTTCCTTGTCTGAATTCAACAAATTAAGCCGTATAAATCGGGACACTTTCTCGCCTATGTGGGCTGAAATTATGCCAGAAATAAGTTGATAACAGGCAATTTCAGAGGTAATATGTGACACTGACAAAGGGAGGTGAAAGGTTTGAAACGAGTGACAAAAATCTCGGATATACAACACACGAACAGTGAAAGAACACGCCTCCGTGTTGCGGCATACTGCCGGGTGTCCACAGACAGCGATGCACAGTTGGAAAGCTTGGAAGCACAAAAGAGCCACTATGAAGCCTATATTGCCGCCCGTGAGGACTGGCAGTTTGCCGGCCTTTATTACGATGAAGGAATCACCGGTACCAAAAAGGATAAGCGTCCGGAACTGCTTCGAATGATTGGCGACTGCGAGTCAGGGAAAATAGACCTTGTGGTTACCAAATCCATCAGTCGATTTTCCAGAAACACGACAGACTGTCTTGAATTGATTCGCAAGCTGCTCCGTCTGAACATTCCCGTATACTTTGAGCAGGAGAATATCCAAACGGACTCTATGGAAAGCGAACTGTTCCTTTCGGTGCTCAGCAGTATGGCGCAGGGAGAATCCGCTTCTATTTCCGAGAATATTAAGTGGTCTGTAAAGCGCCGTTTCCAAAATGGAACGTTCAAGCTGGCATATACACCCTACGGCTACGATTGGGACGGACAAAACCTCGTTGTAAATCGGGAGCAGGCGCTCATAGTTAAGCGGATATTTAACGCCATGCTTTCCGGCAAAGGAGCCGACTTGATAGCCTGCGAACTAAATGCACAGAGAATTCCGGCAAAACGAGGACAACACTGGACATCTACAAGCGTTCTTGGAATCCTGACCAACGAAAAATATGTCGGTGATGCACTCTTCCAGAAAACATACACGGATGAACAGTTTATTCGACATAAAAACAGCGGTCAGGTTGAGCAGTATATAGTTACCGAACACCATGAGCCGATTGTCAGTCGGGAGGATTTTGACGCAGTTGCGGCTTTGATTGCACAGCACGGGGCAGAAAAGGGCATAGAAAAAGGCAATCAAAAATACCAACGGAGATATGCCTTTTCCGGAAAAATCATCTGTGGGGAGTGTGGAAACACCTTCAAACGGCGAGTTCACTCCTCCGGTACCCTCAGATATGTTGCGTGGTGCTGTTGCACGCATCTTCAAGATAAAAATTCCTGCTCCATGAGATATATTCGTGACGATTCTTTGAAGCTGGCTTTTGTGACAATGCTCAACAAGCTGATTTACAGTCACAAGCTGGTCTTGAAGCCATATCTTAAAGCTCTGGAGGATACCTCAGGCGATGAAGCCATACAGCGTATTCAACACCTTGAAAAGCTGCTCAAGCAGAATTTGGAGCAGCGTGAGACGCTCATAAGGCTTATGGCACAGGGGTATATCGACCAGATTCTATTTAACCGGGAAAATAACGCCCTTCTTGCACAAGCGGATAGCTATCGTGCAGACATTGATGACATCAACAGGAGCATGACGGGCGATGTAGCAAAGGTAAATGAGACAGAAAAGCTGCTCCGTTTTTCGGAGCGCGGTGCAATGCTGAGCGCTTATGACGGAGAGCTTTTCACCAGATTTGCAGATCACATTCAAGTGTTCAACCGCAGCGAAATTGGCTTTGTCTTGAAATGCGGTCTTACCTTGACAGAAAGGATTGGTGAATAAATGGGACACACACCGTTTGGTTATCGAATCGAAAACGGAATCGCAGTAATTGACGAGACTGCATCGAAGCAAATTCAACAGCTTTACAAAAGCTATCTTCAAGGACTTTCTTTGGAAACCACCGCCAAGGAGGCAGGTATCGTTACCTATCACGGTACAGTCAGGCGAATTTTGGAAAACAAGCGCTACCTCGGGGACTCTTTTTATCCTGCCATTATTGACGCAGAAACCTACCGAGCGGCTCAACAGGAACGCCGGCGCAGAGCCGAAAGGCTCGGCAGAACAAACCTGCTGAAAAGAAAAGCAGTTCCAAAAGTGCCCGTATCATTTTCCCTAAAGCCGGTGGTTAATTACTACGACAATCCGGTCAAGCAGGCAGAATACCTGTACAGCCTTATAGAGAGCGAGGCGAGATAAATGGGAAATGTCATGCTTATACCTGCAAAGCGACAAGTGGGAAATGCGGCTCGGCAGGAGCAGGATAAGCCAAAACTGCGTGTCGCGGCATACTGCCGTGTCAGCACTGACAGCGATGAACAGGCTACCAGCTATGAAGCGCAGGTAGTGCATTATACTGAGTACATTAAGAAAAACCCGGAGTGGGAGTTTGCCGGTATCTTTGCCGATGACGGCATTTCCGGTACAAATACGAAAAAGCGTGAGGAATTTAACCGTATGATTGAGGAGTGCGAGGCCGGCAATATCGATATGATTATTACCAAGTCGATAAGTCGATTTGCTCGAAACACCTTAGACTGCCTGAAGTATATCCGGCGTCTCAAAGAGAAGAATATTCCGGTTTACTTTGAGAAGGAATCCATCAACACGATGGACGCCAAGGGAGAGGTTTTGATTACCATCATGGCGTCTTTGGCACAGCAGGAGTCCCAATCCTTGAGTCAGAACGTGAAGCTGGGTCTTCAGTATCGCTATCAGCAGGGGAAGGTACAAGTCAATCATAATCGTTTTCTGGGCTATACAAAGGATGCGGAGGGAAATCTAATTATTGACCCTGAACAGGCGGAGGTAGTAAAGCGAATCTATCGAGAGTATTTGGAAGGATTCAGCATGGACAAGATTGCCGCCAGATTGGAGCGTGACGGAATTCTTACCGGTGCAGGAAAGACAAGATGGCACACCAGCACCATCAATAAGATTCTGCGCAATGAAAAATATATCGGCGACGCCCTTCTGCAAAAAACATATACCACCGATTTTTTGAGTAAGACCAGAGTGAAGAACACTGGCATGGTGCCGCAGTATTATGTTGAGGGCAGTCATGAAGCGATCATTCCAAAGGAAATTTTCCTGCGGGTGCAGGAAGAGTTGGTGCGCAGGCGGGTAGTTAAAACCAGCCCTAACGGCAAAAAGCGCAGTTACAGTAGCAACCACTGCTTTTCGCAAATCGTGATTTGCGGTGAGTGCGGAGAGATGTTTCGCAGGATTCATTGGAACAATCGGGGCTGTAAGTCCATTGTCTGGCGTTGCATCAGCAGGCTGGAGGCAACGAGATTGGAGTGTCACGCCCGGACGGTCAACGAGCTTGTCCTGCAGGATATCGTTCTCACTGCCATCAACAAGCTGCTTGGTGATAAATCCAACTATCAGGCACAGCTTCAACAGAACATCGCCCTCGCCCTGCACAGTCCGACCTCATCAACAGACGATATTGACGGCAAGCTGATAACCCTTCAGCAGGAACTGCTCCAAAAGGCTCATAACAAGGAGGACTACGACTCAATTGCCGATGAGATTTTCAGGCTTCGGGATCTAAAACAGCAAAACGCCATGGACACCACCGCCCGCGACGAGCAGATCCGCCGTATTAACGAATTGCAGGATTTTATCCGCCGGCAGACTACCGATTTGACCGAGTTTGATGAGACTCTGGTTCGACGGTGGGTAAAGCAAATTACAGTTTATGAGGAACATTATACGGTCGAGTTGAAATCTGGACTTAAAGTGGACATAGATTGAGAACAATTGCATGGGAACGAGCAAACCCTCCTGACTAGTATGGATTGATGGTCGGGAGGGCTATTGCTTATTCCATTGAATCAAATAATGTAAGCTGGCATTCCTTGAGTGATACCATCTTACGTTCCTTTATTACATCGTCAGGGCCAACCTCTCCGAAAAGAAGAGAGGATAAAGGATTATGCACCTGAGTATTTCGCATGACTGTATTATGGCTATAATTGGCATAACAATAAAGGCAACCATTTTTGCATGTGTTATATGTTCCAATATCAATGCTAGCAATACAACCACATTCTGGACGCTGATTCTGGTCTTTCCCTACAGCTAGTTTGCATTTTCCTATCCGTTCAAAACGTTCTCTATCAATGCAGTGAGCATGTGTTATTCCAAATCTATCAAGTTCGATTGCTTCAGAACAGGTGTCTATATAGAAACCATACTCTTTTGCAATTTCAGAAAACCTTTGCATCAATTCTATTTGCTGCTCTTCTGACTCTGGATGGATTTTTAGCGGCTGAGTATTTCTTGCCGTATTGCGATAGAGGTCAAGAAAACTCACGGTGCATTTTTCCGTATAATCTCCCAATTTTGCTGCCAGAACCCTGAAATACTTGCAGTGGTATTCCATTGTATATCTATCATTGAAGAAGATTGGGTCATATCGCCAGACGACCTTTTCTCTTCCTATTGATTTAGATAATTGTTGGAATGCAGGAATTATTATATTGTTTTTGGATGGAATATTCGGCTCCACATCCTTATCATAAGCTGTTAATGTGAACTGAAAGTAATAATTATATCTTTCAAGTTCCGACAAACGGTTCAGCATAGGCACTGGATTTTTTGTCCAAAAAACAATTCCATCAACAACGTCGGGTGACAGATTTATCTTGCCTATTTGATGGATATTCATCGGGTTCCTGACCAATACATATTCTTCTTTAAGCCTGTTAAAAAGCCAGTCAGAATAATATGTTGGAATGTCCGTTCTTCGACTGGCACTAATTATCATTCTTCCACCACCTTTTTTATTATCATTTGTGCGCTTGCGCATGTATCAAATGGAGAATAGCTTCTCCAAGGAGACAAATCAAATAGATTAGCATTTTCTGGAAATTCCCTTCCATAGGGATATCCGCTGGCATAATACCCTTTTCCATGATCATTATGAAAACGCCCTTTATCATAAATAACATTTTCTAATTTATTAACCAGCAAATCAAAATACTCTCTTCCACCACCATAATCACGCCCTAAGTTGACATCATTGAGAACAATGTACGTATTGGGAGCAGCTTTCGAATTAAAATACTCGGCAAATGTATTTATGAAATCGTGTATATCTGTACGAGACGAATGTTTCTGCATATCAGAAAATACATACTGAAATACAATGAGATTTGGTGTCCAAGTTCCTTCTGCAATTTCATGAATCAACTCGCACGCATCTTTATAAAAGAATTTGAAGCGACTCTTTAAGGTTTGCATGGATTTTATATCTCCATGAACCCAATGCCAAACATCCTCACAATAATCAACGCCTCGATATTCTATTCTATCATAAATAAGAGTTTTATTCTCTCGCAAAGCGTCAATTGCAAACAAGTCTGTACACGGGCCACAGCCAAATGAGAGAACCTTAAAATCCCTCAAATCGTGTAAGCTTATACATCTTTCAAGAGCGTACATTATTTCAGATGTGTAACGGCAAGAGTATTTACAGGTGTAGACATCAGCCATGTGAGTACAATCATATTTTCGCTCTGGAGCTCCATCCGGTGCATGACTTGGGTCGTGAATATAATCTAGGCACTTTTCGCAATCTCGTGGGCAACAGTCTCCATACGAACAATCTTCACACTGCTCACAATCCGGCCTCTCGTAACGAGCATCGCACTTTGAAAGAATCGTTTCAAGCATCATATTATTATCCCCTTATCTTTGGAAATTGGTAGTTGAAGTCAATCTATAACTGGCAATATCCTTTCCGCACACTCAGTCTACCAAACAGTCGGGTGTGCTGAACTGCTGTCAGTGCTAAACATCCAATCCATTAACTCAAATTTTTCGCACGTTTTCCGCTTCGGCAGATATGTTCTCTCGCACACTTTCAGACAGGGAAGTGAGTGATTTGAATGTCAGCCAATATTGCCTAAAATGCCTGAAATAGACGGTTTTTCACACTTTATCCCTTAACTCTTGACATCAAACATACGCACTCCACATGGCACGAGAGGACAGAAAGTACGTCATTTGCCGGACGGTTCGTCCGACTTGATCCACTATTATTTTTGTTACTGTCATAGTAACCGGAAACATATCATCCTATCCCTTACACTATTACTCTTTCTCACCAAATAACATTTTATATAGACAATTTAAAGGATGTGTGACTCCACTGCTAAGTAAATCTCCATAATGCTTTTCAATATTAAGCCATGTGTCATACTTTTTCTTCCAATCAACAATTGTTTCAATAGAAATTTCTTTCATTCCTAATAATGGAACCCTATACTCTACCTGTAATTTTCTTTCTGCAAACTCGTACATTGGAATGCTTCTATGAGTACTCCAATGCCTTTTCCTAAGTAAAGATGCAAATATAATCTCTTCATATATCCAAGGTGACTGAGTATAACTTTCCAGAATTGTATTGTCAACTTTTGGTATAGAATTATCTGTATTTAAAAAAATCACTATTTCTGACTGATCCATCACCTTAATTATCGCAGTTGATAGCATAGCATGTACATGACTAGTTGAAAAATTACTCTTTTGATAATCATATTCCCCACAATCTTTTTTGCAATAAGTATCATCAATATCCTTCAATAATGCATCTGCACTTCCCCAAAAGAAAGAGTCTACAAAAATATTAAGTCCAAATTCCTTTTCAAGATAACCAGAAAGCACCATAGCAATTTCTTCATCATTATGCGAATAAGAGATAAACACATCACTTTTTATAGTTTTGAACCATTCATCGGAAAGCTTACTACCATCAATCACTCCATCTTTTACATATTCTTTCAAGTTACTTCCAATTTCTGACTCGATAAGTTGTTTTCTCTCGCATCCCGTCTTTGTATATTCTCTAAGTTCTTTAGATGACAATAAAATAATGTCAGTCAAATCTATCTTTAGATTAAATGGTGTGTACATTAACTTTCCCCTACCATAAGTAATTCCATGATTGATAAGCTTCTTTTACATAAGTGTGTAACGGTCCCGTTAAAATATCATTTCCTGTGCTATGTACAGAAAACTGACTAATTGCACTCATTATTGCCTTTTCCTTAAAGGCAATATGAATAGCTCGAAGAGAACCATCTGCAATCCTATTTTTTAATGCTTTTGGCCATCGATTGCTATAGGCTCTCGCATCAAGCAAATAATCACATCCTGTGTATGCCACAATAATAGGAAGTCCGTATACATCTACTGCTTTCTCAATTTCAAAGTTTAACATTCCTCTGTCGTAATTTGTATCATTCGACAAAATCAATAACATATTCTTAGAATTACGTAATCTTTCCATTAATCTATTTTCAAGAGTACGTTTTTGACTTGTATCCAGCACTTGATACGTTTTTAAATGGCTGTCACTGAATGTTAATTCGTAATTTTTACTATTGTTCCAACTACGTAGCAAACCTAAATATTTCAAATCACTCTGTGTCGGATTTGTTGTTCCTTGACCATCAAAAGCCACATATGTACCGTTTCTATAAGACATGTATATTCCTCCTATCATAAATCCATTATAGGTATTTCGTTCTTATTCCTTCTATCCACAATAATCGTAGTTTTAGATTTTAAATACTCCTTTGAAATCTTCGTTAAAGTTACTGTCGTATCTAATGCTTCTTTTTTGCTAAGTCCAGTTCGCGCCATCTTTGTTCCCATCGGATATAAATATAAGTCTCGTCCCTGACCATGAGCATCATAATATTCGAAAAGTTTAAGCATACAGTCAACATACTCTTGCTTATTGCAATGTGCAACACAATTAATATCAAATTTTGTTAATGCCAATAGAAAAAATGTAATTCCATTTTTCCCATTAATTCTTGCTACCGATCCCAACGGATACCTCTTTAATTTACCATACCGCTTATCTGAACGGCTTAAAGTTTCATAAGGTATATCAAACTCTTGTAATGAAGTTTCTATTTCGCTATCCAATTGCAATCTATCAGAATCATTTTTAATAAACTTCTGCAAAAATTGACCATGCACAGAATCAGATTTAACTAGATCATCACTTATAACAGTATCAAAACAGCAATTTACAGCAATTACTACTATCTTTTCTTTTTTTTGAGTTTGAGGAAAAGCCACTTTGAATAAATCACCATATTTAACTACAATCTCTACCTCATCTGCTGCAAAAACCTTTTTTTTATTTGAAAAAAAGATCCCCCATATCAAAGCTGCTATTATGCATAACGCAAGAAGCATAACAAATATAAATATCTTACATTTTGTATCTTCTTCTTTAACCCCTAAGATATCCCATCCAACAAACATCTGCATAATTGAAATTAAGCCAAAAATCATCGACGCAATAAAAGTAAATCGTGTAAATATGTATTTTGTGTTATTCTTTATTCTTGTTATCATGTATTTCTCCCTTTTGCTTTAAATCCTCATTTACTATTAATCCTTTTAGAAAATACCACTCCTCAACAACTTTCATGCAAAAAGAATCCTGTTTGTCCCACTTAGCTAAGATACTCTTTTCTAGTTCTTCAATATCTTCGCTTCTAAATAAATCCTCATCATGATTAATAAAAAATTTTCTCATAATTTGCAAATCAATTCGCCCTAAAAAAAAGTATTGTTCCTCATTGCAAATATGATTTTTAAGAGCTTTAAATGTTTTTTTCCAGCTTGTTTTTCCATTATCACGAAATGGAACTTCTTTATTTTCAACATCTTTATAATATAGCAGATGATACCCTCTATTAGTTTCATCCCATTCTACATCATTTTCAACGGCATTATAAAGAAACTCCTCTTCTTCTAAATCACCTAACTTAACCATTCCAAAACAAATTGATAGTCTTATCTCAACTTCCTTTTCTTGATCGTGTAAAATGCGCTTAAGTCTTGTTTTGTTTTCACTCAAATTAATTCTGCTGAGATAATAAACTATATGAGTCCGCTTAATAATATTTTTTTCTTCAAATGTTAATGCCTTGGCATAGGCACAAAACAAATTATCAGAAATAAGTTTTTTCTCAGTAAGCTTGTATTCATTAATGCCTTGGAGAATTAGTTTATTTATGTTGGCAGAAAGCATATAATTCAGAAAATCATTATCTTCGCTACATTTCATTTTATCTAATATATAAAGAGATACCATAAAATCCACAAAATATTCATGCACATTATACACATAATATCCCTCAAAGCATGTTACTTCAAAATATGTTTCTGCAATTTTAAATTCCAATGTATTTCTATTATCAACCTGTTCCAACAATTTATAATTCGAAGATAGCTTTTGCTGATAAAGAAACCATGCCATTTCTTTTAATATCGAGTATATTTTATCGGACATCTCTTTGATATGGCATTTAGCTATACCAATTCTTTTAAGTTCTCTTTCTATAAACAAATCAGTGTATTGAATCATTAATGTTCTTTCATTTATAATCCTATTCAAAATCGCTTTCATCCCGTTACGAGATGACAATCGCTTTAACAAAAAACATACAATGGATATCATTAATGGCGTCTGTAACCAATTATTAAAATTTTTCCGCACCCAATTAAGTATGTATGCTTTGTTACTTTCTTCTTCAGAAAAAATTTTACATATATATCTTTCAATTCTATCTGGAGACCATTTACAAACCAATAAATCAATATCTATTTTTTCCGATAAACTTTCCCCCTGTACATAAGCCTCATAAAAATTTTCCCGACATGTAATCATTACTAAATCCTTAAAAAAGTCGCTCTCAAAAAAGCTAAAAATATCTTCGTAATCTCTATTATGCATTTCATCCAAGCCATCTAAATACAAAACATACGACTTCCTTGTAAGTTTAAATAATGGGTATAGATTCTTACCCAAATTCTTTTCAAAACATTCTGTGAAATATTGTTCCAGAGTGTAGTCCTTTTTCTTTCCCCTAAGAGATAAAAACAAAGGTATCCTAATTTCACTTTCCTTTTTGAAAGCCCGGTAGTGATTTATATAATTCAGATATAACAGTGTACTTTTTCCACTTCCAATATCCCCACGGATTAAAATATGTTTTGTCGTTTTTGCATGAGTTAGTTTTTCATACAATGTGGAAACTTCTATGACATTACCTAAAATATCTTCTTCTGGAACTACTTGTGGCGTAATAAAATAATTGTTTATTTGTTCGCTTATAGAGTTACCCACTCCAGGAATAGTTTTTGAATTTACTAATTTATTAAATTGACTTTTAGCAATCTCTTTTGCTAATGTAATACTCAAACTTTCTAATCTTCCCTCAACTAATTTTTTTAGATGATTAACATCATTATAGGAGGTCATAAAACCACCCTTACTATTGATAAAATCCAAAAAAGGGGCACTTTTTACTAATCCTTTTGTACTTGATTTCTGATAATTATACCAGGTATGACTTTGGACAAATACGTATCTATATGTTCCGAAACGCACTATATGCTCATATTCCATTTGAGAAATAGATACTCCCTTTTCATCACTATGACCTGATTCATTAGCTATAACAATAATTCCCACATCAATATTATCAAAAGCATCTAAACATGCTTCATTTTTATTTTTTTCCATACTCATGGGAAAATTGGCTTCTTCAAAGGCAACTACTGCAAAGCCTTTTTCTCTCAGATCATCAATTAAAATTTTTCTTTCATTTTCCAAATCGAAACTTGTCGAAATAATCCCTACAGTCCATTTATCTTCAATATTCATCCACTCACCCCCTCCGTATAACTAGTTTTAAAGCCTAGCGAATATAATGTTCAATAACATATTTTATCATTTCAGGAACTCCTGGCAAAAAATCGTACATATTAATCTCATCCGGAGAAATCCATTTAATGCGATTAATTTTTCTATCGTGTATCTCACATTCACTAATTTCAACTAATTTCCCATAATAGCCAAATACAATCGTATGTTGTTCCTTATCTGAATAATGCCAAACACTCGTGTATGTGAGTGGAATCATCTCTAATATTTCTACCTTACATCCAGTTTCTTCCATTGCTTCGCGCACAACTGCTTCTTCTGGTGTTTCTCCAAATTCAATTTTCCCCCCTGGCAATCCCCACTTCTCATCTGCACTTGGCAGTTCTTTTTCACTCCTATTTTCAATCAAAATTCTTCCTGAACCATCCACTATTACACCATTAAATACAAAGATTGTTTTTTTAACCATTATTATTCCTCCAGTTCATAGGTTTTAAATAAATTTGCTCTAACAGCACTATACCTTTCTCCATAAATAACTTTTGCTCTTTTATCCCAATACCCATTCAAATAGAATTTCTTATATGTTTTATTAATATTACTCATTATTCTATCTAAACTACTAGTATCGGTCTCAAAATACATACAAGAATACGGATTATCCTCACTTATTATAAATCTATACCAGTCATCTTTCTTTCCGTAATAATTTTCATATAATTTTGTTCCAGGATGTAATTCTAACGGATATATACGAATATACATTAATTTCATTTCTTGAGAAAACTCTGCGATTTTTATAATATGCTCATAATCTGAATTAGGGCCGCCGACTATGTATGTAGCAGTCAATATAATCTCCGGAACGTTTTGATATAATATTTCAAATGCTTTCTTAATTGTTTGTATACTAATAGTTTTCCCTAAAAAATCTAAAGAATCATTATAGCATGACTCTATGCCTATATTAATTTGGATGCAACCATTTTCATATAATATTTTCCACGATTCCGGTGTAATAGTTGCAATGACATCTGCCCTTAATTCCATCTGCCATTTGAAAGGCATACACTTCTGTTTTTTCAATTGATAAATAAATTCTTCTATATCCTCATTAACTGTTTTTTTATTAAAAAAGAAACAATCATCATAGAACACTATAGAAAAAACTTGAAATTTCTCTTGGATATACTTTATTTCAGATACAATATTCTCCCATGATCTTTTTTGAAAATGCCGACCAGTGTTACATCCAGAAACACAATAATAGCATTTATAAAAGCAACCTCTCGAAGTAATCATCGTTACTGATTTCTCTGCATATGTAGAACGGCCAAATGATAATTGTGAGCTTGCAACTATTTCGTCATTTCTGTATGGAAATGGCAACTCGTTGATATCTGTTATATAATTTCTTTTAGCCCTCCTTTTGGATGTCGACACATACAAAAAGGTATCTATTGAATTCCCATTTTTCATATAATGTACTAAATCTGGTATGATATAGTCTCCATCTCCTTTGCATATCGCATCTACATCATATTCTTCAAAAAACAACTCCTCGACATAGTCTATTGATACCAATTGACCACCCAAAACAATTGGTGTATTTTTATGAACCAATCTACAAGCCGTAATTATATCTTTTAAAAAGGGAACAGCGGCTGTTGTAATACATGAGATAGCTATAACTAGATACTCATTTTTCCTAATTCTTTCTGCAAGATTATCAATAAATTCTTTTTTATTACAATACAATTTCTGACAATCTACATAATCAAAAGTAAGTCCATTTTTCTCAATTCCACTTATCAAATAACCAATTCCCAAAGGAAATAGCGTTCCTCCACCAGCTCTTTTTTTGTAAGGTGGATACAAAAAAAGAATATCAATCACAAAAACACCTCCCATCTCTACAACAGAAATTAATATGCAAGACTATCAAAGCCACTATATTTAAAAGCAATCTGTGCGATTTCCACTTTTTATTTCTTTTCCATTTTCCAAAACAAAACTTTGTTCAAAAGAAACATTTAATACATCTGCAATAGCAATTAACTCTTTCAAAGATAGTGTATCACGTTTCAGCTTTTTGTTAAAATTCTGCGGAGTCTATCCAATCCGTCTGCAAAGTTCCGCAAGGCTGATATTCATTCTGTCACACAATTCTCTGATCATATCCGATGTTGTCATTTTTACATCCATCAGTATAGTACAATTATAAATCTTCTGGTTGATAAGCACAAGCTACCTTCTTTAAAATTAACAGCCTATTAAAAAAGCACCTTGCAACCATTTCCAAAGCCACAAGGCACCTCATTCATTCTGTTATTTACCTCTCCACATCCACCTTCGCCCCGGATTTAAACTCCACCTCAAACCGCTCATCGTAAACCGTGACCTTCTCAATCAGCCGCCGTACCAGTAGCTCATCATATTCCGTGACCTCTGTGGACTGCTGTTCCAGAAACTCCCGCATCTCCCTGATCCGCTGTTTCAGTCCTTCCCGCTCGGCGCTCTCCACCAGGGCATTCTGCTTCAATTCCCGCAGCCTGTCAATCTCATCCGCAACACTGTTATAATCCTTTTTTGAATTCGCCAGCTTCAGAAGTTCCTTTTGCAGGTCCAGCAGCTTGTCCTCAATCCCTTCCGATGAGGTTTCATCCTCCTGCCGGATCACTGCTTCCACGTTTTTCTGGAGAATGACCATCATGTTTTCTCTGTTGCCAAGCGTAAGGTTGATTGCCTGCACCACCGCCGCCTGCAGATCCGACTCCTGAATGGTCGGTGCATCACAGGCGGTTGGTCCATGCTCCACACGGGTACAGCACCGCCACACGGTGGAATGTTTTCCACGGTTATTCCATGCGATCCGCCGGTATATTTCACCGCACTTGGAGCAGTAAACAATGCTGGATAAAGCATACTTGCTGCTGTAAACTCTCTTTTTCCGATTGGCTCCACTGTGGAGGTTCGTCCGCCGGATCATTTCCTCCTGCACCTGCATATAAAGGTCACGGGGAATGATGGGTTCATGGCTGTTTTCCACATAATACTGTGGAACAATGCCCTTGTTCTGCACCCGCTTTTTATTGAGGAAGTCAACGGTATATGTCTTCTGCAAAAGGGCGTCTCCGATGTACTTTTCATTCTGCAGGATTTTCTTCAGTGTTTCCGGACGCCACTTCGTTTTCCCAGCCCCAGTAAGAATCCCGTCTGCTTCCAAGCCACGCCCGATCTGGAGCAGACTTGCCCCTTCCAGGTACTCCCGGTAAATCCGCTTTACCACTTCCGCCTCCGCAGGATCTATGATCAGGCTACCTTCCTCATCCTTTGTGTAACCCAAGAAACGGCTGTGGTTGACCCGGACTTCTCCGTTCTGGAAACGGTACTGCAGGCCGAGTTTGATGTTCTGGCTCAGAGACTGGCTTTCCTGCTGCGCCAGGCTCGCCATGATAGTAAGCAGCACCTCGCCCTTGGAATCCATTGTATTGATGTTCTCTTTTTCAAAGAAAACCGGGATGTTCTTCTCCTTCAGTTCCCGAATATATTTTAGACAATCCAGTGTGTTTCTGGCAAACCGGCTGATAGACTTGGTGATGATCATATCAATTTTTCCGTCCATACAGTCCTGGATCATGCGGTTAAATTCCTCCCGCTTTTTCGTATTCGTTCCGGTGATCCCGTCATCGGCGTAAATCCCTGCCAGCTCCCATTCCGGATTCTTCTGGATAAATTGCGTATAATGCGCCACCTGCACCTCGTAGCTGGATGCCTGCTCCTCACTGTCCGTGGAAACCCGGCAGTAAGCGGCGACTTTCAGCTTTGGTCTCTGTTCTGCTGCGGCCGTATTTCCTACCCGCTTTCTGGCCGGGATCACAGTAATATTCCTACTTAGTTCCATCCCCATCCACCTCACTCTCAATCAAACTGTATGCATACGCCGCCTGTTCAAAGAGATCGTCAGAAACCTTTCTCACTGCAGGTATGGTAAAGTTGGTAGGGAAGAGGATGGCCTTCTTTCCTTCCAGTTCCCTCACCCGCCCCAGTGCTTTTGCTCGGCTCATGCGTATTTCTTCTGCCTTATCGAAGGTTTCTTTATCGATAATAGCCGGATAGTAATCATCTCCAAGATACTTCTTATTCCGGAGCATCCTTCCGGCGCTCCCGTGGTACAGATTTAATCCGACCTTCTCAGCGGCGGGCATAAGCGCCATGCCGGAAATATAGTTCTGAAAAAAATCCCGCACCGTGGCGGCCTGTTCTTCATCGATGACCGCCCGGCCATTTTCAATCCGGTATCCATACGGAATGTGTCTCATGGTTCCACCAGCCTTTCTCTTAGGGACAGTCCGCATTTCCATTCAAAAACCACTTCTTTTCTGGACAGTACGGTGATCCGCTCCACGAAGGAAAGGAAAATTTCATCAACGAATTCCGTCATCATGGTTCCTTTGGATGTAAACCGGAGCAGCCGCTGCAGTTCCTCAATTTTGACCATATCTCCATTGACAGAGCGCATCAGCCCATCCTTTTCCTGCCGCAGGGCTTCCGCTTCCGCTGCAAGTTCATTACTTTCCTTATTAAAAAGAGCAGGCTCCAGATAGCCGCTTGCCATCAGGTTCGTCAGCACCTGTTTCTGCTCCCTGTTTTTCTCAATTGCCGTTTCCAGTTCTTCAATCTTTAGCAGCCGGGATTGATCATTCAGCCCCCGCAGGCTTTGCAAAAGAGGACGCAGCACCATCTGATGTCCAAAGACCAGCTTGTTCATCATGGTAACAAACGCCAGTTTCAAAGCATCATCCGTGATGTATTTCTGCGAACAACTTTCCTTATCTTTCAGATGATTGGCACAGGCCCAGGCCACATACTGGTCGCTGGGTTTATAATGCATCCGTCTCTTATATTTGCCACCGCATTCTCCACAGCAGATCCGGCCGGAAAAGCCGTACCGGTTCTGGTATCTCCCAGTGTCATGGCCATTTCCTTTTTCACGCCCCCGCTGTTTCAAAACCGCATTGGCCAGTTCAAACTCTTCCTTGCTGATGATTGCTTCATGGTGGTCCTGCATCAGGTACTGGTCAAGTTCTCCCCGGTTCTGATGGCGGTTAAAGCTGCTGTCCGTATAGGTCTTCTGGAACAGGACGTCACCCGTATACTTTTCATTCCCGATGATGGCGTTGACGGTACCCGGCGTCCAATGTCCGCCCTTCTTGGTAGCAACGCCTCGCTCATTCAGTTCCTCCGCAATCTCGTGGGTACTTTTCCCCGCAAGCGTGTCCGCAAAGATCTGTTTCACGATCTCCGCCTGCTCCGGTACGATCACCATCTCCCCGTCCACATTGTCATAACCATATGGGGGATAGGAAATGATGAAGGTTCCATTCTGAAAGCGCCGCCTGATACCCCACTTCTCATTTTCAGAAATGGACACCGACTCGCTTTCTGCCAGACTGCTTAAAATGGAAAGCATTAATTCACTCTCCATGGAGCCCGTGTTTAGATTTTCTTTTTCAAAATAGATGTATATCTTTAAGTCCAGCAGCTTCCGCACCAGTTCCAGACAATCCGTGGTATTTCTGGCAAAACGGCTGATGGATTTGGTAATGACGAAGTCAATCGTTCCTCTCTCGCAGGCGGCAACCATCGCCAGCAGCCCGTCCCGCTTTTCTTTTTTCGTACCGGAAATGCCTTCGTCATAGTAAAGTCCGGCAAACTCCCACTCATCATTGGATTTGATATAACTCTCATAGTGAGCCTTCTGCGCTGCCAGACTAACAAGCTGTTCATCTCTGGCTGTAGATACCCGGCAGTAGGCCGCCACTCTAAGTTTTCTCTTTTCGAGGAGCATATTTTCTTCAATTTTTGTGATCCGTTTCATCCTCTCACCTCTCTTTCGGTACGGACATATTCGCTCTGACACCTACAAATAGCAAGTCATTCAGGGCATAATCCGAGCCAGATAGGGAGAGAAAGATTGGCGGTTTTTCGCCGTAATTTTGTCTAATTCCCCCTCAGAAATCAGTTCCGCCTCCCGCAGCTTTTCCAGCAATTTTTGCGCCATGTAATAGTCAAATTCCCTTTGCAGTTCCTCGTCTGTGAATAGTTTCCTCTCTGCTGTCTGATTCTGAAAACCAGCCGTCACCTTCGTTACCTGCATGGTATTCCTCCTATCCGAAGGATGCCTCCTTCAAAATACGGAGATTTCTACAGCGTTTTGAGGGGGTATTACAGACAAAAAAATAAAGCCCGCAGACCATGCATCTATCGCACAGCCCACGGGCATCCTGTTTTTTCCGTTTTATTTAAAGTCGTTTACAGTAATCCAGAGAAATCCAACCAGCGCCGCTCTTGAGTTTTCCCCAGCCATTGGTCGATCCGGTACCGGATTTTACCTCGGTAATGGTGAAAACCCCTTTCCCGGTGTACTTCCCGGTCTTGCCGTAATTTGTACCAGGGCCCTTGCGGATATTCAAGTCGGTTGCTGTTACCTGTACCAGGAAAGAGCCTGTCGAACTTCCAGAGCCGGTCTGCTTTCCGGTGTAGACAACTTTGCCGCTCTCATCATACACGGAATAACCCGCATTGGAGTCTGCGCATTTCTTGGCATTATCCAGATTGTTAAAGGCTCCCTTCTGGCTCTTGGCATCCGACCAGCTTTTGCGGACACGATACAAAACCGAAGCCGCAGAGCCGGAGGAGGAACCTCCCAGTGCCGCCGTTACCTTGGAGGCCAGATCCCCAAGTCGGGAATACAGCCAGTCTCCCGGACAGGACTTATTGGCAAACCAGCGGTGGACGGTCAGCACCATCTCATCGGACTTCGGGGAGTAATTCAGGGTCTTATTCTTATCCCCCAGCCAGAGAAGTTTCTTCTTCCCATTCCGTTTACAGATGTCTGTACACAACTTCACAAGGGAATTATAAACGGCGGTGGTCATTGCGTAAGGATGATTCAAATCGCTGGCGCACTCAATGGTGACTGCCCTCTGGTCATTGGCGCTGCTGGAAGAACACCAGGAGCGGTTCTTCTCCTCCACGCAAAGTGCAATCTTTCCGTCTTTCCCGATGCCATAATTGCAGCTGGCCTCTCTGGACGGGCTGGTAAAGCATCCGCAGATGCTCTCCGCCGTCAGCTGGCCGACCACACAGTGGGGAGTGATTCGGTCAATGGAATACGTCCTCTGCCCAGAGTGGTTAGGGCTGAGTTTTGTGTAAGATACAAGGGAACTGTTTGTGTAAGCCATTATTCATTACCTTCCTTTCCGTTTTCTGCTCTGTCATGGAGCTGCTCTAATACCGTTTTGATCTTTTCCGGGATTGGAAGTCCCAGGTGTCCTGCATTCTCCAGCAGGCTCACGCCTTCATTGGAGATGTAGAAAAAGATCACCGCTGTCCGTAAGACCGCCCCGGTTCCGATCACCTGCACATCGATGATGTTTGCAATCCCGACAAGCAGGAAGATCAGCACTTTGCGGAAGATCCCTTTGAAGCCGACCGCGCTGGATAACTCCCGGTTGATGATGGCGCACATCGCACCCGTGATGTAGTCGATCACCACGAAGGCGATCAGGGCATAAAGCAAGCCATCACAGCCGCCAAGGAAATACCCCAGCCAGCCGCCCACAGCGGAAAAAATGAGTTGGATGGTGTTCCAGAATTCTTTCATGGTGCGTTCCTCCTTTGAAATTTGGATATGAAAAAAGCGGCTACCCCCAAGAGCAGTCGCTGATTTCCAGAAAATATAAAGTTATGCTGTCCGCTTCCACATATAGCAGACGATATAGGGCTGCAGGTTGGTGTGGGAGCCGCCACCTCCCGTATTTGCGTTCTTCCCTTTTGGAGTCAGTGAGTGAGTATGCGCCCCGGCACTACTGGTCGGGGAAGTAGCCTGCGCCCCAGAAGTTCCTGCACTATGCACTGTATAGCGGCTACTGCCTGCACCTCCATCCGTATCACGGCCAATATTATGCGTATGACCGCCTGCACTGTTGGTCGTGGTAGAACTTCCGGTGAACGTATGCGTATGGCTTGGCATCTGGCTGGTAGTCAGAGTAACCGCCGATGCGCCACCAGTTTTCTCCACCGTATTAAAGTTGCTATCCGACGTGTTAATTCCTACCGGCACCCGGCCGCTGCCCCATGCCACCCACGTCCCGCCAAAATAGGTGGAAGGATTGGTTGAGCTAACACTCATATAAATGCTTCCCACGGGGTACATGGTCTTGGCAAACTGCTGGATGTATTCCTTCAGCAGCATCCCATAGACCTTCACATCCCAGTTCTCGGCCACCTCGAAGGTATTATCGCTTTCTGATACCTTCCCAATCGCCACGCCTTTGCCGCCGCTCTTAAAGTCCATGACCACGGCGGCTGTGGAGACAATCTCCTGCACAGAGATGGTGGAAAACGCATCTTCCAAGGTGTAGCGCACATCATAGGAGGTCTCCGTAGAGATCTGTCCTTTTCCGTAAGTGAAAGCCGTATTGGATACAAAGGTTACCCCGGCATCCGTCCACTGCTCGGCAGACACCTGCTTGTACTGGACGGAGGTTTTGAGGGTATTTTTCCCGCCGCAGGTGGAATAGCCAAAGGACACCAGTGCATGGATGTACGTCCCGTCATCATCCAGCGTCCCATTGCTTAAGCACCGCTGGGACAGGGATGAATTGAAGTATGGCGGGGAATAGGCGGTCACCGTGATCGAAACGGAAGCCTCCGCCGATACCCGGCCTCTGGAATCTGTTACGGTGGCCTTAAAGGTAATCGTCCCGGAATTATTGAGGAAACCTGTCGTCAGCGTGGAAGCGGAACCACTGTACCCTCCACCCGTAATGGAGTAGGACTTGATGGTGGAGCCATAATTTCCAGCCGCCCCGTTGATCGTCAGCTTTACCTTGGACTTTGTCTGCACATAAATTCCCCATGTACTTGGCACTTCTCCATCAATCCGGGAAGCAGTCAGGCTGGAGATCGTGGGCTTCACACTGGCCGGGACACTTAGAGTCAGCGTACAGGTTTTAGAACCGATATTCGCATTTCCGTTATAGGTCGTGCAAGTGATTGTGCAGGTACCGCTGATCGCATTCGGGATCTGGCTGGCCAGCGAAAGAGCTGGCGTCCATGATACAGAAGTTGCCGTTGTCTTGGTTGCAATCGTCCCGCTGGTGTTTCCAAAAGAATACGTCAGCGTATGGGTGAACGAAGAAGAGGCTCGGCTGATCGTAATCGTACCGGCAGACCCCATCGTCATATTCGCAGCAGATACACTGGAGGCACGGGGGATGCTATCCAGCGTAATGTTGGCGCTGGCCGTGATGGTTCCATAATACGTTCCACTTAAGGTAGCCCGGATCTGGAACACAGCGGAAATCGTTAAGGATTTGCTGCCATCGCTGGCATGGTTCACAGTCCTTGATACCGTTCCCAGCAAATGTGTCCCCGTAGTACTAATCGCTGGGGAAGAGAAAGTCTGAGCCGATCCGTCGATGGTGCAGGTATTGTCGCTTCGCCCACTGATATTCAGACTCCAGTCATTCACCAGATATAGCTTACAGGTAACCGTAGACGTATTGGCAGAGACATTCTTGCTCTGCGACCAGTCCACCCGCAGCTTATAGTGGCCGTCCCGGATGGAACCGGAAAAACTGCCGCTGGATGCCATCGTTCTCCCCCCTTCCTTTTCTCAGAATCTTAGACTGGACCTCTCCATTTGATCGAAAGGTTCCCATTGGTTCTCGGTATAAAATCAAACCACCCCCGGCTTTCATTGCCGAGGGACAGCTTGTTGCGGATCTCCGCATTGGTAATCACAAGGCTCTGGTTGGAGATATAGGCAATCTTCTGCCCATTCTCTTTAAAGGCCAGTTCCTCGTTGGATAGTTCTGCTGTGAAGGCGCTCCCGACTTTTCCCAGTTCAATCAAAGCACCTTTAAACCGGATATACTCCTCCAGAAGCAACTGGTTCGTAGAAACATTTTCCTTGATTTCATCCGTAATCGTAGTGAAATCCATACGGATTTCTGTGCTGCTCTGAGTAATGCTGGTTTCAAAATCCTTCTGGATCGTCTCCATTTCTGAGCGGGAAATGAATTCCTCCCGGACGGACATATTGATCTGTTCCGAGGTTTTCGTGATCTCGGAGTAGCATTCCCGGATGTTTTCCTCCAAAGAAGCAATGTCATCCTCATAACCGGAGAAATTCTGGAAGGTTGCCTGACAGCTGGTGATAAGCGCCATGCGATCACCTCCGGTCAGTTGGATACATCACACTGCAGCGTCAGGATACTGTCAATATCCGCTGCGGAAAGGTAAATCACCTTCCCGGCCTTATCAAACTCCGCCGCATGACCATCCTTGTCCTGCGCATACCATGTGTAGGTCAACGACTGTTTCTCTGTCGCAGCCGCCCAAGCCGAGCCGGAATACTTCATCAGCGTAACCGTCTGCGCAGAATGATCCACCTGATACCAGAAGTCACCTTCCTCTGGATTGGACGGAGCCGTCTCCGAGATACTGCCGAGCAGCGGATCGACTTCCTTCTGGTTGGTACGGACGATTACATAAGGCACCACACCGCCGAGATTGTTCTTGACCGTAAAGCCTCCGATGGAAAGCATCTCCGATACATAAGGGTCGGATTTATCTTCTACCGTGATCACATCTTCATAGGTATTACTCTTATAGGTCATCGTGCAGCGATAGGACTGGATATTCACGATATCTGCCCCCGATACAGACAGGGTGGAGGAAGTTTCATCGCTGATATCCTCCCATTCACCGCCCGTGTATTTCGCCCACTGATAGGTAGCTCCTGTCGTAATCTCAGAAGCGCCGTCATAACCAACCGCTGCCAACGCAAGGCTGCCGGACTGGTTAATGACAACAGTACCTTCCGGTGCATACACAGAGAACACAATCGCATTGGCACCGCTGGCCCCGTTACTGCCCTTGTTGGATTTCGTCCATGCGAACTTCTTCACCACAGAAGCACCGGAGATTGTAAAGGTCAGGTCAATCGTGCCGTTTAAGACCGCAGCCCCGCCAAGGGTTGCATTGGCGGCAAAGGTCAGCACTACCGATCCGGCCTTGGATGCGGTCGCTGCGGTGTTACTCTTGGTCGTCACCCCAGAGGGCAAAGTTCCCACTGTGCAGGTGCAGGCAACCTGTGAAATTCCCACATACCCCGTAAATGGGATTGTGATATCCGTAGCTGCAGCTACCAAACCTCCGGAAGTACAGGCAATGTTCTGCGCCTCGTTCCCAAGGATGACGGAAAGGCCGCCCGTCCCGGCAGCCCCCGGTTCGCCCTGGGAGCCGTCATAGATCTTCGTGAGGGAAGTCGTATCATAAACATCCGGGTCATCGGTCGCCAGCTTGATCTGAGCCACCCCATTAAAAAAGACAGCATGATCTGGTTTCACTACCAAAGTACCGCCGGAAATGCTGGCGTTGTCCGGAGTCGTGGGATAATCCTTCCATGCCCCGGTGCTGTCCTTATACTGCCATGCCGTGATCGTGACTCCCTGCACCTGTGCCGTCAAAGTAGCTTGCGCTGCCCCGACCAGAGAAGAATTGGCGTCATACTTAAATACATAAGTATCTGCAGCAAGATAGGCCAGCTTTGCGTTCTGTGCATTACGAATCAGCGTATAGGTGATGTCGGCGGAGATGTTGACGGTATTCTTTGTCTCTGAGTCGTAATAGCTGATATAGCAGAGGTAGGTGAGCATCCCAGAAGTGGCTGCCGCCAACTTGTTGGCATTGACCGTTAGAACACCTTTAGAGACACTCTCCCCGGAGGTCAGCGCTGCCTCCGCTCCGTTTCCCTCCTTCCGTTTCCACGAAATCGTAAGTCCCGATGTGTCCAACGCCAGATTGGTCTGGTCGAGGAACACCACCGGGGTAAGGGTCAGGGGTGTGCTGGCCCAATCCGGCGCATAGGTATTGGGCAGCACGTTGGGATCTTCAATCTGCGACTTGGGCAGATTGGAGGTAATATAGGCCGACAGTTTCCTCTGGTCTGTGATATCCACAAAGGTCTGCTGGCTGGAAGTCAAAATTGCCATACTCGTCTCCTCCTGTTTAAATCGTGATTTCACAATAAAATGATGCGTTGTCTGTGACATCTTCTGTAGTTACCATGATGGATTTCATGCCCGTATGGGAACTGTCCCAGTCGGCATCAAGGTCTTCCCGGCCGGAATTCCGGTGCCAGACAAAGCTGCTGGCCGGAAGAGTATCCGTAATCTCCTTATCCCACGAATACACCCGGCAGCGAAGGACGCTGCGCTGCCCCTTATCCCGGAAGATGTTCACCCCATCCACCACCAGTTCTGTCCGGTACATTTTTTGTGCATTGATCTGATCGACTTTTCCCGTAATCACCTCGATCTTAGAGGTCTGCCCTAACAGTTCATCTTCAATAGAAGTGATATTCTGGTCTTGCTTCGCAGACTCCGAAGTCAGACGGACACCTGCAGCCCCTATCGTGATGGTGTTGCCGGAGGGATTCAGATAATCCCTTGTACGGCTAAGACACAGATATGTCCCGTCAATCCCGTGCGGTTTGGAAATGCAGCGCACATACATCCTTGCCCGGATATCCCCGATATCTGCACCCGTATCGGACTCATCCACGATGGTCAGTTCCATGCTGGTGACACCTTTCACAAGTTCCGAGAGTCTGGCATTTGCTTTCCGCAGCAGGTTCCCTGCCAGCGTCACATCCTCCCAGATCTCGGTCGTCCAGATCCATCCGATTTCTTCGACCGCTTCCTCATCGTACACATAGTTCTTGCCATCGTTCACCGCCGTAATATCCAGCCGGGTGTCCGTCTCGGTTTCGTTGCCATCCTCATCGGTCTCCGTAAGTTTCGCTCCCAGCGGAATCAGAGCCGTCACCCGCTCCGTGTGGTCACGGGTAATCTTCACATCCGTGAGATTCTTACCAAACTCCACGGTTTGCAGCGACCGGTCGGGAAAGTCCTCCAGATAATCCAGAAATTTTCCCATATCGGTATAACGCACCTGCAGATACCCGCCATGCGTTTTGATCAGCTTGTCCTGTATGGCATCCATCGTCACGGAGTAATCGGAATTGCTGTAGCTGATATAATCGTTGTTATCTGTAACCGTCACTGTACCGAGAGTGAACTGCTTCTTTTCCTCCACTGCTGCATTATGCACGGAGAGGAACTGCTCCAGCAGTCCACGGAGTGGCCCCTGATAGGAAAATGGAGGCTGCATGGTGTCCTTCAGATACGCAAGGCAGGACTCGCATGTCCATGTGTGCGTATTATAAAAATCTGTCCCATCATCTAAAGCTCGCCCCTCAAATACCGTAAGGGCATCCTTCTTGCAGACAATGGTCGAAGACATCGGCTGGATCGCAGAGAGATAGGGATGGTTGAACGGGGCAGAGAGAGTCAGGCTGTCAATATTCTCCGCATCCTCCTGCACCTTCGCCTCGGTAATCGAAAGCTGGGACAGGTGTGGGTGGTAAAATAACTGATTGTCTACAAAAACTCGAAACAGGCTCATAAGCGTCCCTCCCGGTACCGGAAGGTAGTCGTTCCTTCTCCCGTAATACTGACCGAGTTTTGCCCTTCCTGCAGTTCCAGTTCTGGGAATGTCCATGTCCCGGCACTGACGGATTTTCGGAATTCATCTTCACCGATACTCCAGCTCAGTGCTGTTTCCGCTGTCGTGACTACCGTAGGTACGACAGGCATATAGTCATTGTTCAGGATCGCCGTACCGCCTCCCGTAATAGCAACTTCCGTTTCTTCCGTGTGATACCGGTAGGCATCCCCGTCTGAACAGGACAGCACCAGCTGCCCCTTTCCAGTAAGGGGATCATAAGCTGGTTCCATTTCCAAGGTACCAACGGAATATAGATCCGGCTCCTCACTAAGAATCACGTGGCACAGCTGCCCGGCATAGAGATTGGCAAGAACATCCTTCATCTGATTAAACTTTTCCCGGCTCCCTAACATGGACAAGGTAATAGAAAAGCTCCGGGGCTGGTAGGATACCCGCCCAAGAGCCTCAGTAAAACGGATCGGAGCATTGCGCCCCGGTACCACAACCGTATTGGTCTGTGACTGCGGCGTGGGAAAATCGATCTCCTCCCGGAGCCAGCCCATCGCAAACATCCACAAATCATTGATTTTCACATCTGCCCTCATAGGCTCAGCCTCCTTTGCAGTTTCTGTGTTTTTCCAAGGCCGCTGTCAATGGCAGGGAGCAGATGCCCTACCAGCGTCCCATCATCCAGATACAGTCCCTTACAGCTGTTTTCCGCAATAATCGCCAGATATTTCTCCAAAGCACTGGTGTTCAGATAGCTGGAAATCATCTGATCCAGCTGCTGGTAAAATCCCTTCAACGGAAGAACCGCTTCCCGGCCAGCCTCACCGCCCGCCATCAGGCTGCTGCCATTCATGCCAAAGATGGTCGGTTTCGTCATGATACCGCCTTCCTTATACCAGTCAATCGACAGGTGGGGAACGCTCGGCGGAGCAAGGGATAACTTGCCCGTAATCTTGAAATGCGGCAGTTTGATCTTCGGCAGTTCCAGCTTCATGCCGGAGAAGAAGCCACTGATCTTATCCACGATCCCTTTGATCGTATTCTTTGCCGCTTCAATCGGCTTCGTAATGGCGGTCTTAATCCCATTCCACACCGTGGTGGCGGTACTTTTGATCCCGTTGAATACGGAAGTCACGGTACTCTTCACAGCATTAAACACACTGGAAACCTTGCTCTTGATGCCATCGACCACTGTGGAAATCACAGATTTGATCCCGTTCCACACCGTAGAAGCTACAGACTTGATGGCATTAAAGACAGAGGTCACGGTATTTTTAATGGCGTTCACCACCGCCGACACCTTGCTGCTGATGGCGTTCCAGATGGAACTGATCACGTTCTGGATGGCTCCCATAATGCTGGAAATCACACCGGAGATGGCAGACAGCACAGAGCTGACGGTATCCTTAATCCCATTCCAGACGGAAGTCACAATATCTTTGCAGTTCTCCCAGATAAACCGGAAAGGCAGCGTGATGATGTCCACGGCCCCTTGAATGATAGAGCCAAGCAGCATCACTGCTGTCTGCACTACGTTACAGATACCATTCCAAACATTCTGCAGGTGGGTCCACAGGTTGGTAAACCAGGTCTTTAAGGCTTCTACCATGGAACCGATCCCGGTACAGATGGTATTCCACAGGTTTCCAAACCACTGCGTAATCGCGCCCCAGTTCTGGATAATCGCGATAATCCCTGCAATGGCCGCCGCCACTGCCGCAATCACACCGATGATCGGGAGCATGGAGATGTTTAAAGCCCCCATCGCCACAGAAATGGCGGCAATCACAGGCGTCAATGCCGTAAAAGCCGCCAGAAGCGCACCAAGGATGATGACAAAGTTCTGCACCGGTCCCGGCAGTCGCTCAAACCATCCGCCAATCGTGGTAATCACTGCCACCAGGGGCGGCAGGATGGCATTGGCAAGTTCCGCCAGCTTCTGCCCTAAAGGGACCAGCGCCTGCTGCAGCTTCCGGGTGTTTGCCTCCATCTGCTGCATAGGCGTGGTGGTCGCATCAAACATTCCCTGGGCAGAGCCTTTCACACTGTCATAGGTGCTGCCCACAGAGGTCAGGGAAGTAATGAATTTCAGGTTCCCGTCCTCGGCCATGGTGCCAAACGCCAGAGCTGCCAGGTTCAGGGCCTCCTGCTGATTGGTACAGTTTCCAATATCCGCTACGATGGAATCAATGACCTGTTTCTGGGTTGCCCCGCCATTCTGCCAGGAAGCGAACAGCTCCTGCGTACGGGTGGAGAAAGAGCCAATGGACTCCCCGATGGTCCCATCCACCAGACGGGTGGTCACCTCATTGATGGCATCGTTGACCTTGTCCAGGTTGTAAGCGCCATTCTTCAGACCATTATCCAAAAGCTGAAAATACTCCGAGGCGGAATATCCTGCCTGGGAGAACTTGCCTGCATACTCACTGAGGTTATCCCCCAGCTCATTGGTCTTATCCAGACCGTTCTGGGTGCCCACCACAATGTAGTCCATAGCCTCCTGGGCGGTCAGGCCATACTGCTGCATGAGGGAGTTAACACCCCGGAGGGTTTCATTCATATCAATCCCATACAGTTCTTCCAGGGTGATGGCCTGCTGGGTCAGATTTGTGAGATCCGTCTCGCTTAAATCCCCCAGGTTCTTTTTGACCATGAGGACCGCATTGGCAACAACGTCCATGCTCTCGCCAACGCCTGCGGAATACACCGCTTTGATCACACTGGCCGACTGCTCTGCCGCCTGCCCGGTCTCTCCAAAGTAGGCGTTGACCTTGGTTACCGCATTCTCTGTATCGGAATAGGCTTCCAAAGCATTGGTGCCGATCTCCTGGATCTTATCGCCCACAGCCGACAACTGATCCGCCGCCTGCATAAGCGCTGCGCCCTTGGTATTCTCCGCAATCTGCCCCACGTCCTCAGCGGTATTCTGGGCGGCCTCTCCGGCCTGGTTCAACTGCTCGATGAGGTTGCGGATGGCCTCCCCATCATCTACCGTATCCAGAGCATCGGTAAGCTGCCGGATATCCACTTTTCCTCCGGCTGCGGACTTCCCGATCTTCTCAAGAGCTGTCCGTAACTGATCGGAATTGGCAGTCCCGTTTTTTATAGCCGAAGTCAGCCGGGTACCAAGGACATCCGCATAATCATCCACCTGTGTTCCGGTGGCAGAGAACAGCTTTTCCAGGCGGGCCGTATTCGCAGACAACTGGTCCTGCTCCGTTTGGAGCGACGCCAGGTCATTCTTATACTGATTGAGTTTCCCCCTGGTTTCCTCCACTTCCCGCTGGAATGCCTGATACTTTTCCGCACCAATATCCCCTCGCTGAAAAGCGGCAGCCACCTGCTCCTGGGCAGACTCCAGGGCCTTTAGCTTCTCCTCCGTCTGGCTGACTGCCTGGGAAAGCAGCTCCTGTTTTTGTGCCACCAGAACCGTATTGGACGGGTCCAGTTTTAACAGCCGGTTCACATCATTTAAGGCCGACTGCGTTTTTGTGATCGAAGAATTGACGCTCTTTAACGCCTTGTCAAGCCCTGTGGTATCACCGCCGATCTCCACGGTGATTCCCTTGATCCGGTTTGCCACTTCCCCTACCTCCTTAAAAAAGGGCGCAAAAAAAGCCCGGATTGCTCCGAGCATGAAAAAAGCACCGATTATTTCTAACCGATGCAAGTGATATATGTACAAATTAAATATTTATTTTACAATTGATGTATAGCGTATATCAGTCTGGCTCATTCTGAACAGATTCAAATAAATAACCATGAGGATTACCATTTTTATCTCCACACATCACGATGCAATACATTTGTTCTCCACCAACCATATGTATAACGTGTTGATTCAGAAGATAAAAGATTTTTTTGTACCATATTGGAATCATTTTTTCATAATAAAAGACATCAACTTGTGAACCATATGGATTGGGTACATGCATCAGTCCACCGCATTTATCGTATATTTTTACTGCTTCATCTTTTGTTAAATATGCTTCATCAATATCTACCCACCGCTTTGGTTCTACCGTGTAATCAGCTTTTACCGGAATTGGGTAGAATTGTGGATTAAGTCTTTCTAAATCCCTAAAAATATATTTTGCATTCCAATTTGAGGAAAATTTGTCATTATATTCATTATATAATTCTTTATTAACAACTAGATTTCCCATTGCAATATGTTCAATTATTTTTCGTATTTGTAGAGTCATAAATTCAATATCAGTATATCGAAAAGATGTTGATTTTTGATGAGTTGCAATTATTTCAATAGCCTTCATTCTATTCTTTACATACCACATTTCTTCAAGATATAAATCTAATCCACTTTTTCCCATATACATCTCCTGTTTTAATCGAATTTACACTATTTTCATAAAATTGTATCAAAAAAATAGCGTAAATTCAATTTAATATTAGAACTTATCAAAATCCTCTTGGGTTGCCACTCTCCTATATTTCACGCCATCATTTGCCCGCTCGGTCCACATATCAATAACCAGACCAACCGTCAGCAAGTCCAGATCGGAGATGGAAATACCAATCTCTGTACTCCGCAGAAGGAACAGCGGCGTGGTCATTTCCCGCTCACTTCTGCCAATCCTTTTTTTGCCTGTACATCCGTGGCAATGTTATCGCCCCACAGTTCCAGAATCTGGGGCAGCACTTCATAGATGGAGAACATATCGAACTGATCCAGCCATTCTTCAATGGTAGCCGGGATACTGTTGTCCGCATGATAAGCCATAATATAGGCCACGTTCTCAAAAATCTCCAGATCCTCGATCTGGAACTCTGCTCCTTCTGTCTGATTCCCCGTATAGGATTTCTCCAGCTTACTTAAATCTTTGAAGATATCCCTCTTGAATTTTGCCCGGTACAACCGGGGAATGGTCGCAGAGGAACGAAAGGGGATCTTCTTCCCACAGATTTCGATTTCTCGCTTGATCATACCTGCTCCTCCTCATTCTCCGTTTCTTCTGTTTCTGTCGGAGTATAAACCGATTTATACCAGTTCGCATAGGTTGTCGGATCTGTGGTATCACCAGTGCGGGCTTTTACCAGACCATCCGAGCGTGGATCTGCTGTCAGAGACAACGTCTCCGTACCCGGCTCAATGGTATCCTCCTTAGTCTCCGACTCGATAGACGGACGGGAGGCAGAACAGTTATACAGCACATGACGGATGGCATTCACATCCCCGTCAAATTCAAAGAGCAGGGCAAATTTCACGCTCTCACCGACGCCGCTGTTTTCTACCAGCACGCCTTTTGCATCCAGTTTTTCCTGCAAGATCTCCGTGCGGAACCACTCCGGGATCAGGGCAATCTCCAAATCGCCGCTGTAACCGTTGTTGGTCACACTACGGAAGTAAACGATACCGTCCGCATAGAACGGGCTGGTTTCCCCCTCCGCATCCAAGCTGATACTCACTGCACCGGGAATTGCCTTTGGCTCCGCATACGAAAAGGTAGTCGTACCATCGGAATCCGTCTCGGTCAATTTCGCAGCATGGACATTTTTCAAGTTATACTTAACCTTGTTTCCCATGAAAATCATACCTCCATTTCAAATAAGTAGAGGACTTCATAGAGTTTTTCACTCTCGATCCAGACCTCTGTTTTGTCATAAAAAATACCGTGCGTATCCAGCACGGCTTCCAGCTTCTGCTCGACAGACAAATCTTTGCAGTCTGTGTACAGTTCGATATTCACACTGCTGACCTTCAGATAAACCTTCCCATCTGCGGAAAAGTTATCGCTCTGGGGTAGAAGGTAGCAAATGAACGGAGGATCGGGGGATTCCCCTTCCGCAAAATGGTCATAAGCAAAGGGGAAACCCGTTTCCTCTAAAAGTCTTACCAAATCATCCATTCGTCAGGCTCCTCTCAATCTCACGCTCCAGCTGTTTAATTCCGGCCTCTTCCGCAGCAGCGATATGGGGCCTTGCTGCAACCCGGCCTCCGCCGCGCTTCGCATGACCATACTCCAGCAGATGAGCAAGCTGATACCGGTTCCGTGAATGCACGGTTACCTGTAGGGCATTGGAACTTTCCTTTGCAGTTTTCACGGTCCAACTTTTAGCATAGTCCCCGGTATTCCTTGGTGCGCTGGCTTCAATATCCTTCCGGACGGTTGCCGCCGCTTTCTTTACCGCGGATTTCATATCTTCTGCGGCCAGATCTGCATATTCTTCCAATTCCTCCATCACCGCTGCAGAAAGCTGGCTGATTGGAATTCCTCTACCCATCGCTACCGCCTCACTTTCTCACAGGACAGCTTAATGCTTTTGCGCCTGTAATTCATGTGATCCACAGCGGCAATATTATAAAGTTCCCCATTGAACTCTACACGGAAATGGGTATTGTCAATTTCAGCCGCTTTTTTGCACCAGCGGATCGTAAAATCAATATTGGAGTCATCTACCACCATCCCCGCATCCGTCTGTTCTTTTCCGGCCTCGCCGCTGACGGTCGCATAGCAGGTATAGAAAGGCTGCCATTCATTCCGGCGGTTTCCGATGGTATCCGTGACCACCGTATTCTTTGAAATGAAAATCCTGACATTCAACAGTTCAATTTTCATCAGAAAGCCTCCTTCCTTGAGCCAAACAGGAGGGAGCGGATTGTCAGAGCCAAATCATGATGGTCCGCTTCCTCCCGGTGTTCATAGAAATATGCGGCTGCATACATGACAGCAACTTTTACGGTCTCATCCTTTTCTAAATCCGCTGTCTCATCCACCCGGAGAATATCCCGGCAAAGCTGCTCGGCAGATGCTATAAAGCCCGTAATCAACTGGTCGTCATCTTCATAATCAACCCGAAGATACTGTTTCATCTCTTCCAGCGTTACCACCATCATCCTCACCTCCAATAGGGAGGAAGGGCATGGACGCTACCTTCATGCCCCTCCATAGCTATCTGTATCCTTAACCCGCAGATCCGGCTTTCTGTACCAACACCTTAACAGCCTCCGGCAGGATCATCTTTCCATCCACTCTCTGGGAGCCAAGGAAACCTACCTGACCGTTTGCCGCATACAGCTCGTTCAGGCGTTTAAAGGAACGTCCCTGGCGGTCCGCAATCCAGTAATAAGAGAAATCACCAAAAGCTATGGTCTTCGCCCCGGCCGCAATGGCAGGCATATAAGCAGAGGTTTTCACCGGCCGGCCAAGGATTGTATCCGGCGTACCGGCTACCAGGGACGGCTGCCAGAGGTACTGCCCATTATTATCCTTCAGCTTACGGATGGCTTTGATGGTGGAATCATTTAAAATCCACACCGCATTTTTACGGTACGGAGATTTCAGAGAATAGAACAGATCCATCAGTTCATCTGCTGTCACCGCAGTGGCGGATGCAGCCGTCACACCGGTTTCCGCACCGCCAGAGGCAGCAAGGATTCCCAGAGGCTTTCCGGTACCATCTCCGGTAAAGAAGGCTTCCTCCTCTTTGGTTCCGATCCTTCTCGCAAACTCCCTGGCAATATAGGACTCCAGGTCAAATACACTGTCATTTAACAGTTCCTCGGAAACCTTGATCATCGTCCCCAGCTTGTAAGCTCCAATGGATACCTGCGCAAAGGAGTCATCGCTTTCCGTGTAGGCTCCTTCTTCATCGATCCAGGAGGCAGTTCCCTTGGATGCCACCACCGGGATCTTCCGGTCGCCGCTGGAGGTCTGGATCACCTTGGCAAGCTGGCGGAAGATGTTTTCTTCCTCCAGTGCCTCAACCAGAGTACGCTCATATTCATCCGGTACCAGATAACCTCCCTCGGAATCTGTCCCGATCTGCAGCGCATTCACCACGGCAGGCATCGGTGCTTTAGAGCGCATCATATTCCAGAAATTGGTTCGGTACTCATCCGCCGCACGTCCGGTCTTGGTCTCCTCCTTGCCATTCATAGGCTTACCCGTCAGGGGCTTATTCACCGGGCGGTTCAGTTCCGCCTCCAGCGCCTCCTGGCGTTCCAGGCGGGCGATCTCCTTGCCCAGGTCAGTGATCTCCTGCTCCATGCGGGTGTAGGCGGCATCATCCTCGGCAGACAGGATGCCTTTATCGTTTCTATGGGAATCCAAAAATGCCTTTGCAGCTTCCCAGGCTTTGGCGCGCTTCTCGCGCAGTTCAAGAATAGTCATAGCAGTATCCTCCTTTAATTTTTCAAAAGACTGAGCCGCTCGTAGAGACTGTCTACGGAGCGGCCCTTGGGTTTGGAATCTTCAATTTTCTTAGGGTTGGTCCTGCACTTGGCTGCAATCTTATCCATGAGAGAATTGACCACAGCCGCTTTGGAATACAGCATGGACACCACAGGCGGCTCCATGTCCTCCAGTACATCGGAGCGTTTGAGTATTTCATCAGCAAAGCCAAGCTCCACCGCCTTGTTCGCATCCATCCAGGTTTCCGCGTCCATCAGATGGGACAGCTTGGCGCGGGACAGCCCGGTCTTGATTTCATAGGCGTTGATGATGGAATCCTTCACGCTACCAAGCATATCGATGGCTTTCTGCATCTCTGCGGTATCACCCATGGCCACAGTCATGGGATTGTGGATCATCATCATGGACACCGGCGATACCAGCACCTTCGTGCCAGCCATCGCAATGACCGAGGCGGCACTGGCTGCGATACCATCGATCTTCACAGTCACGTTGTGCGGATAATCCATCAGCATGTTATAGATCTGGGCAGCCGCCACGCAGTCACCGCCGGGGCTGTTGATCCAGACCGTGATGTCTCCGCTTCCGTCCATCAGTTCCTCTTTAAAAAGCTGCGGCGTGACATCATCATCAAACCAGCTTTCCTCGGCGATGGTGCCGTTCAGGAACAGCGTCCGTTCCGCCGGAACTGTCTCCGTCTCCGCCTGGTTCTTCCACTTCCAGAACTTCTTCATCGGAATCTTCCTCCTTTCCGTCATCGCTAACTTCGGTATTTGCAAAAGCCCCTGCGTTTCCAAGCGGGAGCATATTGCCATTGATCAGGTACAAGTCTCCGCCTTCCTCGGCAGGGATGCGGTCCATGTTCTCCAGTTCCCGGATGTCGTTGGCGCTCATCCAGCCATTCTGCCTTGCCGTAGCGTAGCCGGTCATCCTGCTGGCATAATCGCCCCGGAGCAGCCCCTCCACATTGAACTTGGCAAAATAACTCTTCTTTTCCTCCGGGGAAAGCAGTATCCTCTGAATGGACTGCTCCCATCGCACCAGCCAGGGTTCCAGCGTGTATTTCACGAACTCCAGAGACTGCTGCTCAATATTAGAAAAGCTCG